AATAAAATTTGTATTTCTATGCTTACGGTCTATGAAATACTAACAGTCCCACAGTGCCGCCGGAGATATTCGAAATCTCAAGCTAAGGTTTTACAGACCTGGCTTCTCCCTGGATCGTCGGCATTATTCTTCATTCTTTCCATACCCTTTTACATGATGGCATGGTTTTTTCCACTTGTATGAATCTAAAATTTCTTCTTTAAGCTTGTTAGCTTTAATTATGTCTCCAACAGATTTTAAAGCTTTATGCTCTATCCACCTTTCGTCATCACTAATGTTAGATTTCATTTAATTTCATTTTTCTTCTTAATTTCCATCCGTCTGGAATTAAATCTACAACGATAAATTTTCTTACCACAGTCTAGCTGGTGAGATTCGAACTCACAATAACCTGCAGTCCAAGTGCAGTAACTACGCCTAATTAGATCGCAACTAGTTATTAATCTATAATTTTTGGTGTGTTACTACACCAAATGCTCTGACGACTAAGTTTAACTGTTTGGCCAAACTATGTATCAATCCAACATTATTTCAAAGATGATTGCAACTATCTTTAATTTTCAAAGACCATATTACCACGTAACTTACCCATATCGGATCTTCTGTTTCCAGCCTGTTAATTCAGGGGCCGTATTTCTGTACCAATCGGTGTTGCAAACCATTGGCCTATCGAACTCGCAACTCTTTAAATGATGGCTACCCCCAAGCCCACATTCCAAAAATTAATGATTGTCCACGTAGCCGAATTCGAATCGACGTGCTCCATATCCCAAATATGGCGAGATAGACCTGACTCCTCTATACGTGGTTAAATAAATTAAATTTCTACGCTTCTTTACTAACAGTATTTTGAAATACTAACAATCTCACATCTTTAATTAGACGGATGATAATATTGAATCCAATCTGAAAATGTATTATCCATGCTTAATTGATATAATTCTTCTTTTTTAATTTTATGTGTGTGCACTAATCTATGACAATTAGGGCATAATATAACTAAATTAGACAAATTATTGCAATTTTCAATTTTCTTACCATTAATATGATGTATGTCAAGAGTTGATTCGTTCCAACCACATCTTTCACATTTTCTTTTAGCTCTGTACAAAATTTTAACTACAGTTGTTTTTGCAAGATCTAAAATTGTGTTAATCTCTTCTTTTGATTTTGCATGAACTACAATCCTTTTGCAATTATTACAGTGTATTTTTTTACCACTTCTAATTTTTATACTTTCAAATTCACATTCACATTTTTCACAAACATAATTATATTTAATTATAATTCGGTCTACTTTAGTTTTTCTTTTTAATGTTTCACTTACTAATGAATTTATTAAAGAACGTTTTCCCTTTGTGCTAAACCCTCTAGAACATTTTGTTGAACAAAATCTACCACTTCCATAAGAACCATTATGTTCTTTTCCACAATTTTCACAAATATACATGGTTTATTTTATATATTTATGCTAACTATGAAAATATTTACAGTTATCGTAGTTCAAATGTGAGAGTAGAAGGACTCGAACCTTCGAAGTCGTTAAGACGATTGAGTTACAGTCAATTACAATTGCCGCTATGTGATACTCCCATTATTCCCGGATTTACTTTTATCACTCCGGGTATGATAAGATAGTTTTACGTCGCGATTCGCTTCTATCGAGCTCAGTTTCGTTTGCTTGTACAATATGTAACAAGTAGAGGATTCACTGGCACCATTCGTGAAGGGAGAATTAACGAAATTCTGTCTTCCGGACTCCAACGCCCGGTACTCTGTCAACTGAGTTACTCCTTCATGTAAGATTAAAGATTATTGATTTAGCTCGCATAGTTCTTAACTAACCATACAATAGACCGCATCATTACATTTTCCATTGTTAAGGGAATTCTATGTTTTGGTATCAACTACTGATAGAATCTTTAATTTTGTGGAGACGGGCAGGGTCGAACTGCCGCTAACTACCTGGATTTTCAGTCCAGAGCTCTTCCAACTGAGCTACATCTCCGAATTAATAAGTAAGGTAATTTTCTATAGAGGAATTTTGATATTTTGCGGTTTCGACACCGCACCTTTAAAATGAAAATTTAATGTTCAATCTTTGAACTAAAAATACGAAGTAACTCTATTAGTTTAACACTCACTTTGCTTTTCAATAATTTCAAATAACTTTTATAAAGGGAATAGAGCGTTACTAATTTTTTATCTTTACCATTTTCGCCTGATAAAGCCCTTTATTTTAGTGGGGAAGGCAGGAATCGAACCTACACAATAAATTTTTCAATTTTATTTTTACCGATGAAACTCTTTATTTTAATACAATTACTTGAGAATTCCATTAAGAGCATTTTTTTATGCTTCCCCATATTTAAAAGAACGTATTCTTTGTTAACCTGGCCAGAATCGAACTGACACTCCTTGCGTCAAAAGCAAGTATCCTAACCATTAGATAACAGGTCAGATTATTTAATATCCAAGTTATTGTTCATATTAGATTTTAATATATAAGAATTTTAGTCTTTGTGTATTTTTGAAAACCATATTTCGATGTAACAAAAACTTTTACTATACATATTTTAGAGCTGCATGGAAGATTCGAACTTCCGGCTTTAGTCATTTGCAGTGACTTCCCTTTGACCACTCGAGCAATGCAGCATTTATTTTTTATTATGTATTAATTTTATAATGCAAATATAATACATTTTTTTATACTTTTTATAAAAGTAACGTTAATTTTTTATTAATAAAAAACCTCTTAAGGAATATCCAGAAGAGGTTGTATAATAGTTGTTGACTATAATAGTTATTTTCTCCTGAATTTACACAAATAAAAACATAACTCTTGATAAAAGAGAGGTTGTTGTAATTGTTCGGGTTGATATGAAAAAGAATTTATCACTTAATGTATTTATTTTATTTTATATATCTCTTATATGTTTTATGTTTTATAAGGTTTTCGTAAATATTAACTATTTTAAAACTTTTATTCAACTTTATTTTAATATAAGATGAGAGAATTTTTTATTGATCACCTCAATCAATGGATTATCTATTGGAATTATGCACCAAACAATTTCAGCTTCTTGACACATATACCATTTTATATCTTTAAACCGAGGGGATTTATAATATGATCGTTCTCTTCCTTCACACATTGATATCTTATAACAATCATCTTTTTTCTCTATAGCAGCTGGATAATTGCAGAAAAAAGAGCTTATGCCAATTAAACTTAAATGGTTGAACTTTTCAGCTGACATTTGAATTTCTTTTGGAGCATGCAATAATATTGGGCAATCTAAACCAATTTTCATAATATTATAACATTTTATCAATTGTAACACAATAATAACCATATCCGTTTAAATAGGTATCTAATCTATTTACCACTACGCCATAATCTTCACCTAAAATAGCCTTAATCGAATCTTCAACTTCTTTATCCGTTCTATCAATTCTATCATCTATTTGGTAGTAGAATTCAGAGTAAAAATAATCTTCTTCTGAACATGAATTATCTACTCTAAAATGGCCTATTAATGCTATATCAGACTGTTTAATTGCCTCAATAATTTTTTCTATCATTATATTGTTATTCAGCTAAGTTATTAATTTCTTCTAAGATATTTTCATTTGCCATAAAATCAATACTAGATACGTCATCACCAAATAAAGCGTGCAATGCACCTAAATCATACGCAATATTTTCCTTATTATTTTTAGATATAATAGATGTTGTGCCATTTAGTTCGTCATTAAATCCTTTCATATACCATTCCAACAAATTATTTGTTTTCTTCGGCAATTCATCAATTAATTTTTGTATCGCTGATATTTGATTAATATAGTTTGCTCTTAATAATTCGGGATCATTAGCTTCATTCCAATAAGGAACTAATTCACTATCAGCTGCATTGCAATCAATATTATTAACGACAATTTTATTTCCACAATTTCTGCACTTAGCACCACCTAAATTAAATGAAGAGTATCCGCAGTTATAAAAATTTATATCTTCACTTCCACATTTAATGCATGTACATACTCTACAAAATCTTCTACTAATTTTTCAACTTTTAATTTTCCCATTTTATTTCATTGAATCTGATACATCTTCGTCTGCAACTTTCATTAATAACTCAGCCAACTCATATAATCCTTCTGGTCCATACATACTAAGAAGACCATCTATATTAAGTGGTTCATTACAATCAGGACACTTGAATCCGTCAATTGTCTTGTCATAATTAGAATTGGTCATAATTTGATTATCATACTTCATCCTTTTATAAATTTTTCGTAAAAATCATCAGAATTATCAAATGATAAAATATCAATATTATTTTGTAATAATGTATTAATCCACATTTGGTCAAGACCATCTAATTTTCTATTGGTCAATGTTCCATTCTTATGTGATAGCATAAGTTCTTTCACGAAATCCCAATTATTATAGATCTCCATAATAAATAAATTATACTGCATTTCTTCTGACATATGATTCGTTATATTTCTTTTTAATGGTTTATAGCCAAAATCTTTAAAGAACTCATGATCAGACATTAATTCTTAATAAATGTCTGATCACCTTCAGTAATACCTACTTTTTCAATAAGATTGTTAATAATATTAGTAAGATGACTTATTTCATCATCTTTTACTTTTAATAATCTTTCATATACAATTTTATCATTTTTTGCAGTTTCTGTTCTAGCAGAAATTAATGAGTCTAATTTTGCAAGTTCGGTATATTTATTTTGTAATCCAGAATGATATTCATGTTCATGATTTGCGGTTTCAGTTGCGCATTGTATTTTGAGATCATGCATTTTATCTTGTATGGTTTTTTCATACTTTAATAAATCAGCATCCATTTCTTGTTTTTTTAATCTATAATCTAATTCTAGATCTCTTAATTTATGTCGATAATTTCGTAATAACATATTTTATATTTTTTATATGCAAATATAATAATAAAATTCACATAATTTATAAATTTTAATAAAAAGTTTTTAGCTATTTAATCTAATTGAAATAATTTAGATCGTAACACGAATTCTTCTAACCAAAGAATATAATTTTTTGTAAACCAATCCATGTTATTATCAGTTCGTTTAACTGCAATTTTCTCCCCTGTATCTTTTATGAATTCACTTCTAAGATATCTTCCTTTATTTCCATCATAAAAAATATGTTCTAACCATTCTCCATAATAGCTTTTAACATCATCACCTCTTAAATGTCCTGACTTATCAGTGTCTTTACTGAAGCATGGATACATTCCTGTCGCAAATTTAAATTTTGTTCTCAAATACATGTAATTCATAATATTATTTTTTAGATGTTTGACAATTATACCATTCAATAAACTTTATACAAGCATTATATACGCACTCTATCTTATAGTCAGATTCTATAGCAGGAATTATAGTATGCATATCATTTAATTCTGCATTTGTGATTACACTAATAGCACACCAATGAAGTTTTTCATTAGCATGATATGCTGCTATTTCAGTGCAAAATCCTAATTTTTCTATTTTATCAAGTACTGACATTAACCAGCTCCATGATGTATGATATTTTAAATCTTTATAACCATCAAATGACCAATAAACATTCTTTTTTAAATTCTTTCTTGCACTTATCCAAGAAGTTCTATTTTCAAATGTCCAATGAGCATACTCCTTGCCCATAAAATCAAAGATAAGTTTGTTATTGATAATAATGTCTTCTTTATTCATAATTGTTTTTATTAATACTGCAATCATTTAACAAACACAATACATTTGTTTCAAGTAATGTCATTATATGGCTAATGATTTATGGTCTATAATATCTCCTATTGCAGTAGATGCAATATCTGCTGCAATAATAATTTTAACTAATGGATTTTCAAAAGCTGCTTGATATGAATATTGTGGTAATCCTGGAATCTGTGTACCAGGTTCACTCGCGCCCATATGCCAACGCACCGCAAGTGCTTCTGGTTGAGTAAGTTCTACATATTTGTTAATATAATACAAACTTTTTTCTCCATGACCCATAGGAAAAGAATCATTAAATTTCCATCCCATATAAGATAACCACTTATTGTTATCATCTTTTGCCCAACATTTATCTAAAGTGTATTGATTTACTTTACAAACATCATGAAATAAAGCAGCAATAATAACAGATTCTTTTAAATATTCTAATTCAGGTTTATACTTTATTGTCCAATTAAATAAAGTGAGAGCATATTCTGCAACATGACAACTATGTTCAACTAAACCTCCTTCATAATTGCCATGAAATTTTGTACTAGCTGGGGCGCTAAAAAAATCGGTAGTTTCTAACCAAGCGACAAGTTTATCTATTCCTGGTCTATTAATATGGGATACAAATTTGTCAAATTTAATTCTTAATTCAGATAATGAATTCATACGTTATATGTTTTTATTATTCTTGTTATTGGCAATAAAGTAAGTTGTGATTCTATAAATTTTTCGGCAGATTCTATTGTATTAAAAAATCCCGACGTATTTGCATCAATATTTGATGGATTATACCAAAATAGATTTAAAAATTTCTTTTGAACTTCATAATCTTTATATGTCCCATAATCATACTCTTTTATTCTATATTTTTTCATTAGTCGAATAATGGAATATTAGCTGCAGGTAATTCATCTGGATCAATTTCTTCAGTTTCATCTACAAGATCTAAATCTTCAACTATCATTAATGGTTGAGCCTTTGTAGATACTAAAGATTCATTTTTAGCTACTTCTTTAAGAATCATGTAAGGTAAATCTTTTATTGTACCATTAAGTAATCCCGCGACTTGAAATTTTAACCATTCTTCTTCTTCAATTAATCTACATATAAGATTGGTTTCTTCACGTTCTACTAAAATATATTTTCCATAAGGAAGACCTTTGGTATAATGCAATACATCTTTTGAGAATATTCCACCTTTACCATTAGTAAAATTAGAAAATTGCATACTAGTCATATCTCCTGGCAGAAATATCGTATGTTTTCCGTCTATAACATTGATTACAACATTATTTATAACATTAGGTATTAATTCATTAATATTAATATCTGATACACTATAATCTTCTGATTCTATTTTTTTAACTTCTTTCATTTTGTGATATGTATATTTATTTCTTGTTCTATATTTTTATCAATAGAGTCAAATTCATCATATTTTTTGTATATGAATTTTAACTTTTCTATTACTACATTTAATTCTGCCGATAAAGATATTTTTCTTCCATCATATGCAGATTTCATTATTCTTTCATGCCAGCTATTAGATAGAATTATCATGCCAGGAGTTGAATAATACTCAATAATAGCTTCTATTCCTCCAACTTCATATACTAATAAAACATCTTTTACTCTTGGATAAAAAGATGTTTGCGTCATTTTTGATCTAACATTTTTTGAAATGTTTTTAATTCAGTAACAATAAGGTCAGGGAAAAATTCAAGCGCGTCATAAATACTTTTTTTATCAAATTCCATTTTCTTAGCATACGCTGTTACAAGTGTATCACTAACTTTAATCTTTGTTTCTTTCTTTTCTTTTGCTTGTTTTACACCTTTTACAAACATCCAATGTGGAGTTCTTCCGCCATATGTCTTATATAAGTATTTTTGCCAAAAATCCATCACACTAGCCTGATCAATCTTTATATGTTGTAAAGCTGCAGCTTGAATTGGATGTTGTATAGCAAATCTTCTTGAAAGAAGAAAAAACCACTTGCGTTTATCACTAGCAGCAACATCTTGCCACTCACCTGGTCTTTCAAACATAATTTTTGTAAGGTCAAATAATTCCATTTATTAAATTTATTATTTTATTATAAAAGATTAATAAGGTTTTATTTAAAATAATTTTTTATTCATGTTAATTCTATCTAAATGTCCAAATATGGAAGCTTCTGAACCAGTTGTTTTAGATTTTCCACCATAACTACTGCTTACGTATCTAGTGCCTTGTAACAAATTATGCATAGTTATACTTGCAACATCTATTCTAGGTTTAGCTAAAAGAATATCCTTTTCAGCTTCAAATTTTTCCTTTATTGAATCAGGAAAAACAAATGGGTCAAGTGCAACTAATTTAATTTGTCGATTTAATCTAGTACCAATATCAAAAGATGGAGTTTGTTTTGTATATTTTATTAACAATTCAAGGACTTTTTCCTTTTTTTCTAAAATGTTAAAATAATCTAATGGTCTTACTGCAGTAGATTGTAGATCTTCATAGAGTTTATCAAATTTAGACTCAGTAAACCTTGCGGTTTTTGGATCTCCATTTTTATCTACACCCGGAATTATCCATGTAAATATAGATGGAATCTCATCTCCGTCGTCTCCACAGAATATTTTCCGAAGTCTAATCATACGACCGTCAACTTCTTCAAATTTAGTTTTATCCATTGTTAAGATTCGTTTAAACGATTCTTTATCTGGATTTATAGACGCACTCATATTCCATATACTAACTTCTTCATCATCTTTATTTACCCAATTATTAAATCCTGCCGGAATAAATAATTTTCTTGATGCATTTTTGCCTTGTAGAAATGGATTAAAAACTGTAGCGTAGGCGGGTGTAGAAGCTTCTTCATTAAAGAAAACCAATTGTCTAATATCTTCATCGCCTGAAACGGATATGATATGTTCATTTCTATCGAACGCAAATACATGACTCCATAATGCCATAATATCATCGGCTTCAGCTGTATCTATTTTTGATACTAAAAATCCATAATCATTTGCTAATGAAAGAAATTCATCCATAACGGAATACACATTATTCCAATTAAGTTTAACTTTCTTTTCTTCACGACTAGCTTTGTATCCATCGTTTTCCTCTATGTGAATTTGTTTTCGCCATGATTTGGAATCAACGGTGAAAATTACTCTGGCTGGATTCATTCCTCTTATGATGAACGAAGTGTCCATTGCAACTTTTCGCATTAATTCATCAAGTTCTTTTTGATTATCAAAGGTATAAGACTTTTGTCCAAACCCTGATATAGCAAAAAGAGATCGCATAAATATGTTACTAATGTCGAATTGTAAATTTATCATTTATGAATTTTATTATAAAATATAGAATATATTATAAGACTATTGTTTATTAAGGTAGTTGAATGATTATATGATATATTATTTGTATTAAACCATGTGTTAATAACTGATTCCATATAGTCTTCTTCACATCCTGTGTTAAATTTAAAAATTTTTATATGCATATTAGCTTAATAGTAAATTAGGTTTTTCGGAATATGTAACATTTACAATTACTTTTCCATCACGTTCCATCATAGATGTACTTTTTACCGATGCACCTTTGTTTTCATTCAAGAACTTGTTGATCTCTGGCTGTACTTGGTCAGCGCTATCAACTACCAATACTTTTACTTTGTCCATTATTTATCTTTTTATATTATTGTTCAGATATTTCATCTGTTATTTTTTTATATTCTGACGTGAACTGTTCAGTCTTAACTGTGTTCAAAAAATTAAATAAATTATTATCTCGTAATACAAATTTAACATAACCATCCTCGTATATTTTATCATCCCATCTAAACGCAGTATAAAATTTAGGATCTATATTATTAGGTTTATATATAGCTTCAACTATTTTCTTAGATTTAATTATTTTACATATCATTGTTTGAGAAGCATTATTCAAACGAATAGATACAATAGTAAAAACAAGACCCATTGGTAAGATTATATTGCCCTTTTTTAAGTCAGAATTAGAATAGTATAAGTTAAAAGATTTATCACTTACATAATCTTCAGTAAGTATATACTTATTTGATGCTCTAAAATTTAGTAATTCATTTAATTTCATAATTATAATAGTTTTAAATGTTTAGTTATTTTGTCTATTTCATCTGACCAATCTGGCCCTATACAAATGCAAGTCTTTGTCTTCACCCCATGAAATTCTGTAAGACCATTATCTTCAATCATTATAGTGTTCAAACCTGCCAAAGAAGCTTGATTATAAATGTCTAAAAGTTCTTCTTCACTATCTACGCTTACACATATTTTTGTGAATGAATCTTTTAACCATTGAGATTCAGGCTCGTTTTCCCATAAATAAAGAGATCTTTTTTGATATTCCGGATAAGTAGTTGATTCCATCATTTGAAGTATTGCGCCAAGAGACGCATGTGCAGCTTGAGCACATTCTTTTCCCCGACGCATTTTCAAATCTTTGCGCATAACAATAACTTGTTTAACGTGTCTTTCTTCTATTGTCATTCGTATACTGTAATTATTTTTGTTTTTTCAAACACTTCTTGCATTGTTTGATCTAATAGATCTGATCCATTATGGCCAAATTGTGTATATGTGAAGCCAAAAAATTTGCCATCTGAAATTCGTTGCACAACACATTTATAATCTACAAACCCTTTTTCACCATCAAAATCACATTCATTTTGTTCAATCAATTTATATCCATCCCAATCTTCGGGGTAATCTTCAATATGTACGTCTCTAATTTTAATTTTTTCTCTTGTCATCTTATTTGTATATTGTTTTTGTTATTACTTCAGGAAATACTTCTTCCATGTAGTTATCGCCAAATTCCATCATATACCCATTATTATATCCAGCATCCCAACAATTCCATTTGAAATATTTTTTATCGCTTTGTCGTTGAGCGACAATATCCCATGATGGGCCATCTGACTTCTCATCAGTTCTGATGACTTCTACAACAAGATAAACTTCGTTTCTTAACACCCATTGTGTCCCGCCAGTAAAATCAAAGTATTCTAATTCTTCTTCTGTTAAATGAATTCGCTCTTTTTTCATCTTATTGATTTATAATTATTTGTATCTTTAGTACTAACGCTAACAGCGATAATAAGGGATCTATCACATTAATCCGTTGTGCTTGATATTCAGCTGTTGTAATTAGTACTAATGGTAGTTTGTCTAATTTGTTAGGGCATTCAGACTTTAAAAACTCAACGAAATCAAAACTAAGCGCGTTCATGGCCTCGTCAACTTTACTTCCAAATTCTGACACTATGAATTTATAATTTTCATATGGTTTGTCTGATTTACTAACACATAGTTTAAAAAGGTCGTTAAAATCAAAATTCAAATTAAAATTACCAGAATTTAATTCTTTTATTCCTTGTAAATAAAATGATTGAATCTTATTCATCAATCGTCTCATATCAGGAAATGAATTTTTTATAAACTTATCAAGAATTTCTGGCGTATATGTAATCCCAGCAGCAGTAAGTATTGTACCAACACGTTGTTTATATTCATTGAATGTATATTCCTCTTCATCTGCACTTATTGGATCTAACGAAATGCAATTAAATCTAGATTGTACAGGTTCTGGTATTTTATTGATATAATTACAAGTTGCAATGAATCTACAAACATTTGCATATTTTTCCATAACAGCTCGTAAAGCTTTAAAAAATTCTTCTGTAGCTCCATCCATCTCATCCAGAATAACTACCTTTAATTTTTCCCTTCCACCTTCCAATGAAATAGAAGAACAAAATTTTGATATTCTTTCTCTGATAACATCAATACCACGTTCTGATGATGCATTGATATATAAGTGAGTTGTATCTTTCATCATTATGAAAGCAATACTCGTTTTTCCTATACCTGGACTGCCATAAAGTAATAAATTTTGAACTAATCCTCTAGATAACTCATTTTTAATTCTAGCCGGCGCAATTAAGGTTGCTAAATCTTTAGGTCTAAACCTTTCTGTAAAAAGCTGTTGTACGATTTGTGTCATTTGTATAATATTTTATTATTATACAAATATATGAAAAAAAGGTTTTAATAAAAAAATCGGTTTATTAAAACCTTTTTTTCATAATCAGAGTGAATTCAGACTCACCATTTTAATTATAATAGGGTATTATATAAATTAAAAAATACACCATCTGAGCGCTTCAGATTATTGTCCAATTTATTTTATATTATCGAATGTGCGCTCCACCTCCTGCACATATTTAATATATTCAGATGTATATTTTATGGTCTGATCACGATTATTTCCTAGATTAATATTAAATTCTGCTGCAATTTCTCCAGGGTTAGTTTTCATTATAAATAATTTGTTTGATAGATATACAGCTTCTCTAATATCATGGGTAACTAATATAAAAGTTACGTCTATCTTAGGATTTTTAAATAAATCTAACAATACGTTTTGTAACTCATTTCTATTCTTAATGTCAAGAGCTGAAAACGGTTCGTCAAGAAGTAAAATTTTAGGATTCGCTATAATACTTCGTGCAATTGCAACTCTTTGTAATTGTCCACCTGATAATAACGGATGTTTTGCCCATTTATTTTCATGGCCAGCCAACCCAACAAGTTTAATCAATTCTTCAGCTTTATCGTATGCCTCAGTTTTATTAGTTTTATTTAGAATTAAAGGTAAAGCTACATTTTCAATAACACTTTTCCACGGAAGAGAAGAATACTGTTGAAATATCATAGGTACTCTATCGTCTGGAGCCATTTTTTTATCATAAATAAATAATTCCCCAGATGTAGGTTTTTGCAATCCAGCTATATATCTTAATATTGTAGATTTGCCGCACCCAGATTTACCTAATAATGAAACAAATTGTCCAGATTCTTTAATATCCTTTATATTAAAGTTGAAATTATCAAATAAAATATTTTCGGATTTATTTGTCTTATAAACTTGTCTAACATTTTTTATACTTATAACATCAATGTCTTCATAAGTATTAGGATCATTTTGTGTATTATATGATCCAAAATTTTCGATAGTATCTGTTAAATATCCCATTATGATTTTATTTCAGTTGGTTTCAATGAATGTTTTAATAAAAAACTAATTACTGCTGTCGATTTAATTCTATCAATTAGCGACATTTTTATTTGAGAATCTTCAGATCTATATGGAAATAATAATCGTTCTATACCTTTAAATGTTAAATCAGAAAGATATCCTATGATTATAATTATAATTAGAACAGCAAATACCATATCTGTTCTGCTTTGTTTAGCTGAAGTAGAAATTAAAGCGCCTACTCCTAAATCTTTAGCAATTAATTCAGCTACAATTATATAAGTCCAAGAAATTGCAACTATAACCCTTATATCAGAAAATATTTTAGACATCACAGAAGGCAAGTATAAATGTTTAAATGTTTGCCAATTAGACGATCCTAACGTCCACATAGTTTGTTTATGTACAGAATCAGTTTCATTAACTCTAGTAACAAAAATTGGCAATAAATAAATAATAATACCAAATGATAAAAAATGCACTTTCATATCTAATCCTATGCCAAATATTCCAATAAATATTCCAGTAATTGCAGTTAATGGAATAAATCTAGTAGAATCTACCCATTTAGAAAACATACCATTTAATATAGGAAATAATCCAATCAGAAAGCCTAACGGTATAGAAATCATAATAGCTTCAATGTATCCCCATAAATTTAACTTTATTGAATACCATGTATTACCAGTTAAATTATAGTTATTATATAATTCAATTATAGATGAAACTACTTTAAACGGTGATGGAAATATAGTATTAGATATTCCGCCGAATCTAACTATAGATTCCCATAATAGTATAATTATTACAAATCCTATAGTTGATAATATGATATTTTGACGGTTATTTAAAGATTCGCCAAATTTAAATAAATTTTTCATTTTAGTTATTTTTATACAACATAAATACTATATTAAGAAATAATTATAAACAATCTAAAATAAAAATAGCAAACTTTGAGTTTGCTATTTTTATTGTTATATTTTATTTAAATTTATTCAGAAACTAATTCGAAATCAGTTTTTCTATAGGCTTCATTCGCACCTAATACTCCATCATTTATAGCCTGTGAACTTCCATTACCAATTACAATGAATTTGTTTTTGTCAAATCCATATTCTTTAATTAAATAATTGGCCACAGATTGAGCTCTTTTTTCAGACAAAATTTGATTACTTGTTGGATTACCAACTGCATCAGTATTACCTTCTATTCGTACTCTTGCCATTGCAAAAGACTTTGCGATTCCAACAAATTCTTTATCAATAACTGCTTTATCTTCATCATTTAGATCATATGATCCGGTAGGAAAATTAATAGTTACCTTTTTATTAGAAATTGCTTCTTTATTTTTAATTTTTTCAGTTACTGCAGTAAATTTAATTTCAGACTCAGCTGAATTATCCCCGGTAGCAGTAAGAGAAATAGATTCTACTATTGATGTATTAGATATACCTCGCCAAGCTAATGGGGAAGATGTTAATTTTAATCCAGAATATACAATGGACATCTTAGAATATAGTTGTTCGCCAGTTACACCTTGATAAGTAGAATTAAGTCCAAAAAAGTTTAGATTATCTCCATATGTAGCTAATCTAACATTAGCCAATCCATTTTGAGCAAATCCTTTATCTACATTAAAACATTTCGCAAAATCTACAGCGGCTTGATCCAATTTTGATTTATCACTATTAAGTTCACCATTAGCTGTTAACCATGCAGATAAAAATTTCGATAATACTTCTTTATTTTCATTAATAAATTCTTTCTTCGCAAGAAGTCCATCGGCAATAACATATGCAGCTACTTTAGTACTAACTAATACTTTTGATCCTGGAATAGCAGCTAAACAATCTCCATCATCTGGCGTCCAAACAACGGCTAAATCAGTAGTTCCTGCTTTAAATAATTTGGCAGCTTCTATACCATCAGAAACTTTAACCATTTTAATATCTGACATTTGTAATCCGTTTGATTCCAACGTTTTTATTAGAAATGTATTAGAAGCGGTGCCTTCAGCCACAGCCACAGTTTTTCCTTTCATATCTGCAACTGTATTAATACCCTTTCTTGCTACAATTAAATCTCCACCTCTAGACCAATCTACTTGTCCAAACAATTCAGTTTTTAATTCAGACATTCCAGATTGTGCACCCATTTCAACTGGTAGAGCATCAACTGTACAATATACAACATTAACGGCATTTGTTTTAAATGAATTTCGAGAATCATCAAAAACATCGAGAATTTTAATTTGAAGTTTAATACCGTATTCTTTATACAAACGGCTTTCTTTATTAGGTTCAAGCGAGCCTCCGTTCATCCAGACAATTGGAGCAAAACCTGTCCATGTATTTACTCCTAACACAATATCCGGTCCGGACGAAAAAACGTTAGAAACTTTGTTTAAAACTCCAGCTGATTTTTTTTCTGGCTGTGCATCACCTTTTGGTTTGAACATATAAATTCCACCAAATACCAATCCTACTAAAACAAGTAAGAGAAAAAACTTAAATCCAGTTGTTAATCTACTAAACATAACTTTTAATTTTTAAGTGTTGATAATTAATTATAAATATTTCGATTTTCTTTGCGATGTATAATTACCTTCAACAGGCAATTTATCTGGTTCAGTATTAATAGAAAATTTAACCGCATCTGTATTGCCTTTCATGAGGGCTAATGTTGATGGAGGGTTTTTTAATCCACTAAACATTCCCTCAATTCCAATTTCATTATACTTTTTAATCAAATCATCACCTTTAATGCCAAACATCTCTTTCTCAACATCTATTTGGTCCATTAAGCCTCCTGCTGTATTTACAACTCTATCCATTTCTCCCACCCTTCCCATAATATCATCATTAACAAATTGGAAAGCTTGATTATACAATGCAAGTTCATCCGGATTACCTTTTATGACAGACATTGCGCTTTTAAAGGCAGAGTGCGAAAGTTTTATCATCTTATATCTCTCTTCTTGAGCATTTACTTCATTTTCAGAATCTTGGGCATACAATTTAGCCATTTCAGCTATTTTACTCATCATATTATACCATTTTTCTGAAGATTCAGACATTTCAATATAACTTTTAGTTAAATCAGTTAATCTGGTAACTTGTCGTTTTTCAATCAACGCTACGTCTCTTTTACCTTGATTTTCCGCCGCTTGAGCTCTATCTAATGAATCTTGTAATTCAGCTTTCTTTTGTCGGATTTTATCCTTTAACGCAATTCTAACTCCATTAAGTTTATTCATACTAATTTCCATTTCTTCAATCTTTTGATACATTTTTTTAATGCCATCTTTAAGAATTGATATTGGATCCATTTTTACAATCAATCCAAGAAATTTAGTTACATAAATCATATACATTGTAGATACAGCTAATCTGAAATTTTTATCAAATGCTATGTATAATATAGCAGCTGACGCAACTCCACATACAATTAATCCTAATAGATTCTGAGCAAACGCATAAATTGCACCAATGTTAAATATAACTGCAATAACAACAATAGCAAGTAATATTAAGCCAAACGTACCCCCTCTTTTTTTAAATGGGTCAACTAATGCTTGACCACCCATTTTAGCTAAACCGTTGATAGACTGTTCCATAACTTATTGAATATAATTATTAATTTTTTGTTTATCATTTGATAAGGTTGAAATTACTTTATCAACAGATTGTTTGAAATTTGACTCTGTCATTTTTAATTTCATTTCTTCTTGCTGAACTTCCTGAGTTGATACCATCACAAACTCATTAAGTTCTTTTATTTCATTGCTTAACACAATTATTTTTTCCTGTGATTGCGTAATTTTAAGCTTTTTGTTTTCAACATTTTCTTTAAATGTTTCAGCTAATTCATTATTAAATGTCAAAAGCTCGTTATTAATAATATCGATATAAACATCGATAGATGTTAATAATTTTTCTTTTGTTGAGCCCTGACTTTTAAGAATAGAAAAAACTGTAATAAATTTAGTTGTCTCATCAATTGGGACATCTTTCATATTATCAAGAGCTTGTTTAAACTCCACATAATCTAATCCCGGAATGTTATTGTCTGTAATAACATTTTCAAGCATTTGAATAAATTTATCATCTGGAACACCAACTATTCCACGATTTTCAATTTTATTAAATACAGATGAAGTTTCTACTGGTTTAACTTCTACAGGTTTAGAATCTAACGCAGATTGGTTTTTTACCTCTACTGCGGGTTTTACGATTAAATCTAAAAATCCCATTGTGTTATTATTTTAAATTATTTATAATGCAAAAATAATATAAATTTACGAATTAAAAAAATCTTTATGAAACTTTTTAATGAAAAGTTTCATTGTATTTTCTTATGGCATTGTTAATAACATCATCATGATGAAACGCCCATACATTAGGATCAGAAAATAATCCATCATTAGATAATAATTCTACATCCAACCACATTACATCATCCACCTCATCATTTTTAAATGATTCAACTTCTAATGGAAGGCCATCAGCATATTCATAAACAAACATGTAAATTAGAGTTACATTTTGTCGGGCATCCCTGCTTGGATCACTGCTGACCTTTATTGGTTCTTCGTTATTGTTATAAACCTGCCAATATCTATTTTCTAAAACGTCAAATCCTGTCTCTTCAATTGTTTCTCTTAATACGGCATCATAAGCACTTTCATCCCAATCAAGATAGCCAGAAACAACAGCCCATTTTCCTGGGCAATCCATCTTTGCAGATCGTTTCTCAACAAGTACATACATTTTATCATTATGTTCGGCTAAATGTACTCCTACTACTGCTACTGATCTAGAAATCCAATATGTTTTGCCGTCAACTTTTATTTCTTCATTTTGACGATTATTAAATTTTTTTGTCATACTACTTCAGTTGTTAATATATTTATAGTTCGTTGTAACTCTTCTTCTGATCTAATTAAATGAGAAAATATCACCACATTACCAGTTCTTTTTGTCTCATAACAATTTTGACATGCCATTTCTATACCTAAAGATGGTACACCCCATAAAATTCCAGCTCTTCCATCTTTGGCCCCACAAATCTTACACTCATTATATTGCATTTTCATATTTACCAACATATTGTTATAGTTGTACCATCTTTTTGATTATATTCAGCTTTTAATTTATAACCATCATATTCTAATTTAGACTTTACTTCAATCTTTATTGGCTCATAATAATACGTGTAAAGATTACCTATGTTAGATGCTTTTTTAATTAAATTAATAATTTCAAGATATTGTCTTGATGATTCTGTATTAATTGCTGCATGTGCAATAACTCTTGCTTCTTTTGCGTTCATAATATATTTGTAAGTTTAGTTTTTATTGCTTCTAAATTTTTATTTCGAGACAACTCAGATAAAAAACTAATTAAAATTAAATCACCTTTTTTTGTCGTAAACTTTAGCGAAGGTGGTTTTAATATATCATCTACTTTCTGAACAGCAATTATTTTGCTTAAATTAACACAACCTTCTTCGAAAAATATCCAATTTTCCATATATTCTATGATTTACTTAAATTAATAAATTCTTCTGACTTCATCCACTTTTTATGTTCCAATGAATATACTTCATCTACTGATTCGATAATAGGCAAACAATGGGTAGCAATAATTAACTGAACATTATTTGATACCGATATTTTAATTTCTTCTGCTATTTTATACTGATTCTTTAATGATAATGCAGATTCTGGCTCATCTAAAAAAAGTACACAATCTTTAGCTTCACGTATTCTATTTACGGTAAATTCTCTTAATACTTCGCCATGTGACATAAATCTTGAACGCAAAGCTCCACCGTACCCAATTCCTCTAGATGATCCGTCTGGATTAGAATATAACTCAGGATCAACAACTCTAGGATTCATTTTTTCTGAGTCAAAATAATATGTTTGAACTCCTTCTATATGAGCTTCTTTTGATAATTTGCATCTTAATAATTTATTATTATCTCTAAGAAGATTAAGTAACGTACTTTTACCACATCCTTGTTCCCCAACAAGCAATGTAACATTTTTTAACTCAATAAATAAACCCTTTTCTAATACATATTTATCTCCAAGTAAAGTAATACTCTGAAGATATAATTCTTTATTTTTTTCCATATCGTAATAAAATATATCTATATCCAAACAGACTATATTCAGAAAGCGTCTGATCAATTATTTTAATTAATATATGAATTACTATTAATAAATAAAAGACATCACTCAGACACCTCTATTAAATTGTGCCAATATTAAGAAATTTAATATCATCTTGAAATGATATGTCAGCATTACTATCATTTCCAAAATAAGGATTAGATATTTCTTTTATCATATTATGTGTAATGCCATATTGGTGATCTTTACCATCATGTGTTATTACAATAGGTAAGTTAGGATCGAGATTTTGCAGTTCTTCAATTAAATCTTTTACTCTTAAATTTTTCATAATCCGTAAATATGTTTTCTTATTTTAATAAGTAAGTCATTTGTCAATTTAGGGTTAACTTGAGATGGAAGATTACATTTTTCATAGGTTTCATCCATTTGTTTCATTAAATTTTCAGCCTCTGTAAGAAGTGTATCGAATTCATAATCTCCTTTTTTTATGGAAAGTAAACGTTTTACTTCTTCGGGATTTCTTCTTACTATAATTCCTTTGCCTTCTGCAATTTCCTTTGCCATGGTTAACAGCCTAATTGTGTGTAACATATTTTTTCCGTCATATTTCTTACCATGGCTGTTGTTCATCTTGACTCTATTAGGATTACGTTCTTTCAACCAAGTCTGATATTCAGCATATCGTTTACAATGAGTAGAATATCCATCTTTATTGAATACAAGAACCCCTTTATATAAAGCATTCTTAGAGAATGAAGTGAGCTGAACATCATTTGCTGTTTCTTCATTAGAAACTATACCACCATAATTTACATTACTTGTTTCTGGCTCATCAGCAATGTCATAAATTCCATAACAATCTTTTGCATGATCTATCTTTGATAGTCCAAAATCTTTTTGTGTAAACTCCCCCGCAAAATTCTCCCTTAATCTTTTTCGAGCAGTATCATTAAGTTTATTAATCCAATCGTTGACCGGCATCGATCCATTTCCGTCTTCTTTAAGAACATAACAAAAATCAAGAACTGTCTTTCTTGTCATTTCTCCTTCTTCCCAGTTCATTTTCTTATTAAGACCTCTTGCTTTCTTAATTTGTTCCATTGCATATCCACCAAATGTCCAACGACATTTTTTGGTAAGTAATTCATCAATATTTTCAAATATTACATGCATAATTGGATTGCTTATAAGTATACAATCCAATGGAGCATTAAGTAATTCCAAAATATTTGGATTATTAGTTTGCAATAATTCTAAGAATCTACGTATTTCATAATATGTTGTGTCATTACTTGAATCAGAAACTTGATCAACATATCCCATTCCTAGTATGGAATCTAGTGGTTGTATATAAATTCCGCGTATATCAACGTCTGATTCGGGCGTATTAGTTCCATAGGCAATACTGCCCATGATTGCAGAAAAAATGATTAAACCTTGTTCTTCTAAATCTTTTATTGTTAATGTTGCCATTTAATATATTTTATATGTTATAAGTTTTTCAACAATTGGAGCGGAATATCGTATGCTAACAACTAAACCGCCGATAAGTAATAAAAACTGAATACTAGAGTTATGACCATGCAAATGTTGTTAAATGATCCAAATAATCCAACTATTTCAGCTTCTACATCAATGGCATCAACTAAAATAAGATACCATCCTCTGATATACATTAATATTAAAACTATACCAGCTAAAATTAATAACAATTCTCCTATTGTCATGCTATTATATTTAATGATTTTACTTCACTTATTGCGCATTCTATTGCCTTTTTTCTTGTATCATAATAATCATCAGAATATTGACAAAATTTATATTGATTCCATACATCTCCATTAAATATATGTCTAATTTCGATATCATAATAAGGTGTGTTTATGCTTTCGTACACTTTTCCTTCCCCTGGTTCAGGAAATTTTACAGTTATGTCTAATCTATATTTTTCTCTGAAGAAATCTATAGCTTGTTGCCATAAAGGTGCTTTTATTGTAGTATTAAAATCAGTAAAAGCAATATTTTTTGTTTCCTTTCCTCTATACTCAGCTTCTTCTTTTGACATTAACTTTACAGGATTATTAACATCCCATGTAGTATTATCATAAAAATATTTAAAACAATCTTTATCAAAGCCTAATACCTTAAGGCTTAAAGCTATATCTGATGTTACAAATTCTTTATCTAACATAATATTAAGATGAAAAGCATTAACACATAAATAAATATTGCAAAATATATAAGTATTTTATTTAAATACTTTTCATCTATGATTTTAAATTCAAAATCATTAAATTCAAAATCTTCAAAATAATCATTAATGCTTTTCATATTAACACGTTATTTTAATAAAGTATCAACCATCTTAATAATATCCTCTATGGCTCCGGATTGAGGTGCAATAAGTCCAACAAACATAGTTTGTAAATTTACAAAGAACACAATAAATAATGCAATCGAAGATATCAAGCTTGATATAAGCATAAATACCCATTGTGGCTTCCATGTAAGTCTTCCCCATTCGTCTGCTCGAGTTTTAAGAAGTTTATCATCAGACATATTAACTATTCTGTATGAAAATATGCCAAAAATAATAGCAAATAAACCAACAAATAAATAACTTATAGATATAGCAAGATGTTTTAGAGTTAATACTCGATATACTTCTGCTACTGTAGTTTTTAAAGTTTGTGCAAGTACTACTAATCCTGCTTCTAATTTTGGAGCAGCATACTTTATAATTTTATTAGCATCGTCGTAAAGAGTACCTAGAACACCTTTACCATCGGCATATGCGGTAGCAACTATAGCTTGTGCATCTTGGTGAAGGGTAGAAATGGCATCCTTTGTATCAGAATGTAAAGCAGTTACTTCACTGCCTACTCCATTAATAACTTTGTCAGTAGTTGTCTGACCGTATGACATTATTGTTGTCATAATAAGAACTAAAGATAAGATAATTGTTTTCATTAGATAATTGAGTTTGTGCTATCCCATTGGGTAACGATTAGAAAAAATATTTCATTAGTGCCTTTTGATTTAAATGGCAATATAACTATAGGGTCTTCTGCGCAAGGAAAAATACATTTTGATTTAATTCCATCAAAATTGATAAGTTCTCTACTGTTACTAATCATAACATTATTAAGATTAAACAAATTAAGAGGAGCTACTATCATAGCCTTTGACTTTGGTGATACATTACCATCTACTATACTTTGAAATTTTCCTGCTGTTAACGTAGTGTAGTGTGATGCAAACTCATCAAATGGAAATTCTTCTATTTCTTTTATATTTTTCATTGGAATTTGACCAATAAAAAATTTTGAATCGCCAAAATAAAGATTATGCTTATTGCAAAGATTGCTAAGTTGATTATATCCTATGATATTTTTTTTATACTTATCCTTTATTTTTTTTAATTCATTAATAGTCTCCATCGTTAATCCAGCATTATATAAATTTGTTTGATTTTGCTGGTATTCTTTCATATTCTTAGCTTCATTGAAGCCTAAATTATCAAGTATGGTATGCTGTTTGGGAGAAATAGTTCGTTCTGCATCTTCATGCGATTGAAGTACTAGCTGTCTTTTTTCAGCAACTTTCTCAAATAATCCATCTAAATTATCTTGGTATGATGATATATCATCCAATAACTGTGCGTTTTTTGTACTCATAAATTCTGTAGTTAATATCGTTAATTTTTTCTTTTCTTTTTTTATTTTTCTCAATCGATTCTTCAATATTCTGTTCTAAATTTACTATTATAATGTTTTCTATACCAAAATATTCACTACAATCATATGAAGTTAAACACCATACACCAAGTATTAGAATATAAAAAAATATGAATGATTCTATAATAATAAGAGCTGATACATTACCAAATAAAGAAGTTAATGAAATTAAAAGTAAATAAAATAAAACATTTAATATTCTTGCAATATAAGAAATATAAGTATTTACATTATATGGTTTTGTAACATCCATTCGTATATTACCAATAAGTTTCAATACTATTGCAACAAGTGCAATCCAAAAAAAAGAAACCGCCATTGTTAATTCATTTTCAGTTACTAATGTATTCCATGTACCAAATGATAAAAATTTTAGTGTCTCCATAATTAAATTATTTAAAAGTTAATATTATTTTATAAATTATATCTTTTTTTATATCGAGATATAGCAGTCAAAATAGCTTTTTCTCTTGCATCATCATGATGTACTTCGGTTGGGCCGTATGTATAACTTGACATTAAACTATCTGCTGTCCAATCTTTTATAATATATCTAAAAAATGGATCATCATCATCTAATTCTTGATCATCTTCTACCCAAATCCATAAATCTAATGTTCTTAACCATTTAATAGCTTGTTGCCATAATGGTGCAGTAATATTAGCGCATTTTCTTAATACTTGTTTTCCATTTGGCAATGAATACACCATAAATGGATAATTAGTAATACACAATTGTAAAGTATCTTCGTCTACATCAGTATTATAATTTTGAAGCCACTTATTTTTTTTAGCAAACCAAAGTTTTTTATTTTCTTTGAACATTGCTATACATGGCAAGTTAAAGCCTAAATCTTTAAGTTCTTCAGCTATTTTGTATGTTACAAATTCTTCTTCCATAATTAGCTTAATCTAAATGTTAAAAATATAAAATTAATAATATTTTTTTCATCGTAATCTTCGATTTCTTTCAAAAAATCTTGCCTATTCTTATAAAGTTTTTCTTCTCCTAATTCTACTTCATCGTAATCTTCGATTCTATGATTTACTCTTGATATTGTAATGGTATCAGCAATAAATATACGATTAATAATACTTGTGATATTAGTTGACAAAAAATGTTCTCTTTCAATAAAGGGAGTTCTAGTATTATCAACATTATCAGTATACGTAGTTGCAAGCTTATATAATTTTTTTATTAAAGCATTACGAACATCAGCCGTGAAATTGTAATAATCATATTTTTCCATAACATTCTAAAAATTAAAATATTCTTTAGATAACGCAATTATATCAGATTTTGCTCGCATTTGAAATCTTGCGGCTGAAATTGGTTCTTTTTTCCACCCCAATAACATTTCTCCATTATGACAAGTTTGAATGTATTTATATATAATGTCTACTTGAAGTGCATTCATATATACTGCAGTAGAACCAATTTTATAATTAAGCGTGCCACCATAATCTATCATATCTCCATGAACTTTTACCCAGCCATTTTGATCTAACCAAGAATCTGGAGTTGGAATTAGACCGGCTTCATCGGGTACAGATGGAATTAATCCTTTTTTCTGTAATGCATCTGCCAGTTGAATATGCAACATATTTGCTATCTCACCGTTTAAAGCGTAATAATCACCTGATGGGCTAAGCCATCCTGCTGACCAATTATCCAATATATTAACTCTATCAATTCCCTTTGACATTGCAGCATCTATAGCTCTTGCAGCATCTATATACATTTGCAAACCTTTATCTTCTGTTTCAACTTTGAAATTCAAGTTCAAAGTTTCCTGCATTAGTTGCATCAATGTTATAATATTATCTGATATATTTCCTTTAATACTAAGATACGAGTGAAAATTATCAAATCCATGATCAAATTCACTCCAATTATCACACATCCAAATAATAGTATCTTTTATACCAGATGAAAATTTTATAAATGCTTTAGATGTATTAATTAATGATGTAATATGATCAATTTCTGAATTAAGTTTTAATTCCTCAAGAAGATATTTATCTTCACCTGCAATGAATTTAAAAATACTATTATATTCAATAGATGGGTGAAACATATATCCATCTCTGCTTATAGTATATTTAAGTTTACTCCATTCATCAATCAATTCATCACAATGTTTAGATATTTGACGTTCTTTTGTTTCCATAAAATATAATGGATCTATTTTAGGGAATATATGATCATGAAATTCAGGAATTCTATTCATAGGTATAACTGATTGATCTTCTTCGTCAACAATTAAAACTATATCTCCTTTTATAATTTTAATGGCCATTTCAGTTGTGCAACCATGTAAGCTATCAGTAATAAACTTAATAGCTTTAATCGGGTCATTTTTATAAATAAGTATTTCTTGCGCAATTTGCATGATACGAATACCAAACTCTTCCCCTATAGTAAAACTTATTGTTCCTGAATTTTCCATCAATTTTTAATTTGTTATATAATTTAATATGATTATCTTTTTCTAATATTTTCTTGACGTATGTTTTGCGATATTTATATCAATTCGTTTTTCACTATTAATGATTTGTAACCATCTATGCATAACATCAATCTCATATTCAGTAAGATTGTTTGTAATTATTTTGTGTAATTCTCGTGTAAATCCACAATCACGAGAGACATTAATCATTTCAGATAATATATTGCTATTTGGCATAATTTTAAAATGTAATACAGTTTTATTTTCTAAATTTTAAAATATTAAAGATGCTTTGGTTTCCCATCTATTATAAAGTTTACAATTTTCACGAAGTATTAAATATTTGTATGTATCTTTTACTTCTTCATTCATGCAGTCAGTATCAATAACAACGGACATTTCTTTTACATTGTATATTTCTGGTCCAAATGGAAGTATGCCAAGCTTGGTATGCAGTTTAACATATTCTACTAATTTATCATAAAATAATGTTGATGAATTAGATTCAATCCATTTATCAATATCATTGTTTAATTCTGATTTGTATAGTTTTCTAAATGTAATTTGGTCTGCACCTAATTCATTACATCTATTAATAACTTCAAAGACATCATAATCGTCATAATCTTTTATAAGATTTAAAGATAGTCTTACATTAAAGTCTAGCTGCTTAACTTTTTTGATAACGTCAAATACATTGAACTTTAATTTTTCATCACAGCCTATAAGTTCTAAATTTCTATCATTGTCAAAAATATTAGATATAGAAAATGATATAGTGGTAATGCCTAAGCGTCTTAGTTCATCTAGTTTTTTTCTGGATTCATATTCATCGTCAGTTGTTAACATAACTCCTGTTGTTTGCATTTCGATACATTTAAATGGAGTTTTTAATGTTGAATTAATATAAGAAAAGAATTTAAGAAATTTTGGATTTTGTATAGGTTCGCCTGTTCCAGTTAATACTATTACATTACATCCATTATCTCGCGCAAATTGTAATCTATTAAAATAATCAATATATGGTTGTTCAATATATGTAAGATCATCATATTTCATGTCCCTATATTTTTGATCTTTATAAGAGTATGAAATACTATTAATACGATCATCGTAAGGATTTGTATGAGTTCTACTTACACAAAATTTACAAGAGTTTACACATTTATTATGTGTTGGTACTACAAGAGAAAGACTTTGAATTTGCATTAATCAATATTTAAAGATAGTGTTAATTATTTTCAACTATCGATTCAATCTGAAATTTTCTTTCAGTTGGTCGGCAGACATTTTTGTATAACGATTAATCTTTTCATTGAAAATTTTAGTTTCCTGACCGATCCAATATTTCTCCGGCATTCTAGTTTCATACAACGAAAGATGTGATCTTCCGCGAGTTCCTGTTTTTGATAATGAACGGCCGGCAGCAATATTTCTACCTGTAGATCTTGAGAAATTTTCTTTGGCTCCACATAAAGCAATACCTACCACAACATCATCGAATGTTGTGTCAAAGTATCCTGCAACTGTAAATCTGCGACCATCAGATGTGGTGGCATGTCTAAAATAAATTCTTTTTTCCATGTTAATTGTGATTTGTAATTAAAAATTAATGTATGTAAATATGATTTCAGGCAATGTAGTTAATTATTTTTTGATTTACCAATAGAGTAACCAAGCAAAGCGCCTAATCCAAATACAATAGCAAATCCTGCTGCAATAAGAAACTTTATAAGAAATATTGTGGCAGGAATTAAAACATAAACTGCAAGAAATCCAAATACAATAATTCCTAAAATTACTAAGATAGTTGTTTTCATTTTTATAATTTAATTATTTTAGGTAAAAATAATATAAAAAAACGAATTAAAGCAATACATTTAAAACTTTTTTAAAACTTTTTTAATTACTACTCTAAAATCAGTCCTACACCCGAAATATTCTTTATAGATAAGTCCAAATCATACTCTTTGAAAAAATTTCTAAGTTTTGAAATATGAACATCTGCGCTTCTTGAAGAATATATATCTGTTTTGTGCCAAACTTCTTCTAATAATAGATCTCGTTTAATTACACTTCTATAATTTTTTGCTAACATTTCTAATAATTTTCCTTCTTTTGTGGAAAACCGTTTTAATGCTATACCATTTAAATAAAATGTTCTATATACTACATCGTATTTAAACCCTTCGCCAAAATATATTTCGTTCATTCTAGGAGGACTCAAAGAATTTATAATAGAATATAGTCTAAATTGATATTCAATAAAACATAGTATAGAATTAGTATCATTATCAGTTGCAGCTGCCCCATGCACAACATAATTGAGATCAATTTGTGAAGGCATACATTTTTTTGTGTTAGGATGAGATATTGATACTATAGGCAATCTAGGATTTATTCCTCTAATAGTACTAATAGCTCTTTGAGTGTAATCGAAATCAGCTGATATCATATATCCATCAAATTGAAGGCTGCAATGCTCAAATAAATCGGCTTCATTTGAAGTAATAATTAGTTCAACTGAATGGTTTTTTGCAGATCGTTGAAACGAATCTATACAAAATTGGTTTACGGAATGTAATAGAATTTTTAACATTATCTTATAAGCTTAACAAAGAAAACATTTTTTCTATCATGATAGTTATGGCAAGCTTCTGAAATATTAAAAACTTTCATTAAATCCGTTTCGGCGTTATATGATATAACTTTTACTAAATTACCAACGTAAGTTAAATAAGTTTTCCCTACCACAATTTCTTCTGCTGGAATTTTTGTTAATTCCACTTCTTCGCCGTACATTATTTTTTTCTTAGCCATTATATAAAGAGTTTATGTTTTTATTAATAAATACAAATATAATAAAAATTTTTAATTTAATTAAAGTTTAACGCTAAAATTATTAATCATTTTTGAAATATTCTCTGTTGGAACGTTATGAATAGAAATTTGATCATTTCTATTTTCCACTATTATAGAGACAAAATCATAATTATATTTTTTGGCTAACGACTTATATTCTTTTATATCTTTTTCTTTATTAAGAACGTTAGCAACAAACACTCGTGGAACGTCATTTTGTAGACTATTTTCTACTTGTTCATGACACCATTCATGAGCATAACGAAGTTTATTAGCTACCCAATTATAATTTCCACTAGCATCTTCAAAAAACATGTCAGCTGAAAAAATCTTATCTGTAGGTTGTCTTATCATCATTTCAGCAAAAGTACTTTTTCCTGCTCCCGGGCAACCCCTAACCGCAATTAATACGCGTTCATTATTAAACTTCTTCTTTTCTTTTGTATTCATAAATTTTTTAATTGTTTATTTGTATATTGTAAAAATTATATGTCTTTTGACCATTCATCAAATATATCAATAAGCCACCTTGATCTGGCAAATTCTCCGGTATATAAGAGTTTACCACGAATTTTTTTCGCGATATTTTGTTTTTCAATTTTAAGTTGGTTTTTAACTTCTTTATCAATTAGTATTTTTATTTCAGATGCATCCATATTTTTATCTACTGCCCTCTTTAAATGCTTCTTTTGTTTTATTATTAAAATCTATAATTTTTTCAATTCCTATACCAAAATAAAATATAGAATATGCTTCTATTGCACCTATAAGATCTGCCATCTCACATAATTGAAGTATTGGATCTCCTTGTTGATAAGCATCTTCGAGCTCTTCAAACTCTTCTTTTATCTTAGAGAATTCTTTATAATACCCTTTTGATATTTTATTTTTATGATAGCCCATTATTAATTTTGTTTATTATATTACTTAATCTTGGTTCGGCACAACCCGTACCATATATCCATTTTAAAAACTCACATTGTCGTATACCGTAACTTCCCAGTTCATAACCTTTATACACTATGTCAAATCCTTCTTTAGTTCGTATACATTCAGCTTGCGGTATATATTTTCTATAAAATTTTAATGCTATTTCAACAATTCCTACTAATTCATAGTTAGTTACAATATCAGTCTTTATAAGCTCGTTCTTCATAAAATATTTTGAATGAGTAAAATCAAAACTTTCAAACCTAAAACAAGGCGTTATTGTTTGATATTGACCTTTAGATAAAAATTCTTTTAAATATAGATATAAAAATGATTGTTCACCAGATGCAACCAAACATTTATTGTTATGTTTCAGTTGAAATGACAATACTCCATTGGGTTTTGTAATATTATCTACATATTCAGATACTGTCCATGGCGATTCTATTCTAGTGAATCCATTATCTTGATAATATGTTATCGATTCATCTAAAATTTTATAATTTATCATTATATTTTAAATTTAATTATCCAAAATCTATCATTCCATCTGGAAATTTATCCCAGAATTTTTTCAATTCTATTTTTGTCTCATCCAATGATTTATTTAGATGACATTCATTTTTTGGATCTTCGATATATTTTATCGTTTCTTCATAGGAAAACAACTTATCATCTGGATAGCCATATTTTCTAAAAACATCATGTGTTGTGCCTTTACTATTATAAAAACCCTTTCCTTTTATATAATCGGTTACTCCACCATTTATATGTCCAATTTCACAATATTTTTCTCTAATAGCTTCTTTACACAAACCTTTTTTTATCATTCTTATTTTTCTTTCGGCTATTGATATAGAATTAAGAGCAAATTCATCATCAATATATGGGGATTCTAATATAGTTTGTTGAGTGTATATATCTATAGATAAAGGATCGTATAAGTATTCATTCCAATATTCTATAACATCCTCATACATTTTAATAACGCCATTGATGATATCCTCTTCTTTAACCTCTATTTTTTTATAAAACCATGTATGACATCCCATAAATTCTTATTTAAAGTAATATTTGTACACAATACAATCTGTATTAAGATTAGTGAAATCAGGAAAAAATACATCTCCAATTGTTTCATCATCAATAATTGATATATGCAATTCAGTGAAATATGAACAAAATGTTTCATATACAAATTTTCCACCTATGCACCAATCTAAATTGAGATATTCTTCAATAGGTTTATTTTTGTTATAAACAATAATTTCTCTACCAGATAAAGTAGGCAAGCTTTTAGCAGTTTTATATCCCACTAAAAGTTTACCTCCCATAGTTAATTTTTTAAAATGTAATAAATCTGTTGAAGATTTCCATGGCAATTTTTCATTTTTACCAATCCAACCTAATCTATTAACCGCAATTATAGCTTTCATTATATTGCAATTTCTAAAGTAGATTTAATCTTAGGTATTGAAGATACATCAAAAATTTCAAAATCATCAATGGTTATATCATAAAAACACTTTTGTACATTTAACTCAATCCTTGGATTAATATTTTCTATTGGAACTCTTTCTAAAATTTCATTAGCTGCTTCCATATGTCTGTCATAAACATGTAAATTTTGAACAAAATGACAGAATTTACCGGGTTTATGACCCAAATGACTGCATACCATAAGCTGCAGTGCAACGTATTGTATCTTATTTATATAGCCAGCCATAATATAATCATTTGATCGTTGAATCAATGTCATATCTAAAAATGTAACACCATTTCTTTTTCGAACTGACCATATTGTTTCATATGCACATGGATTTAATCCTTTTGTTTCAGATAAATCTGAATATTGATATAAATTCATAATATGTCTTCTACCAAATGGATCTTTTTCTAAAGCTAATAATAATTCATCTATTAGATTATATTTATTTACAGTTGCACCGTATCTTTGTCCAATAGTATCATCGCCTATATTCCATTCATCCCACCAATTGATTCCACGTTTTCTTGCTGAAATTAATGAACTATTTTGATCTTGATATATCCATAAAATCTCTTTGATGCCTGTTTTTATTGCAGTATTTCTTAAAGTTGTTATTGGATATTCTCCTGCGTTTAAGTCGTAATGTTCACAAACTTGACTAATAAATTTAGTATATGCTGATACACCATCTTTATATTTTGGACGTGGATTTTCGTCAAAATCACCATTAAAAATTATTTCATTTAAATTTTCTTTGTAATAATTGTCTGCTTTATTCATATAAGTATTTTAATTTTATATGAAAAAGAATTAAAGGGATTTTATTAATTTTTATTACTAAATATATTTTTTCTATTAAAACATATTACAGGATTGCAAGATACAAGATAGTTTCCTTTAATATCTCTAACATCAATTGGATTATCATCTATTACATTTCTAATGGCAATTGCGAACCTATGGTTAGATTCATCCATATATTCCATTGTAGAATTTATACAGAATAAATTCGCTTCTATATCTTCTGAAATAATCATACCAGTAAATAAATGGCTTTTAAGTTTATATTTTTCTACAAACTTATCCGCATTACACCAGATATAAATACATTCTTTTTCTCTTAAAAGATAAACATGTGATGAATTAATTATAAATCTATCAAACCCAATTAACCCGTCTTCAGATCCATGCCCCATCATAATTATTCTATCATGATCTTTAATCATTTTACATATCTTAGATTTTGACATGTTAGTACTAATCAAAGAATATTCTTTTCCTTTGTAAATATCTTTTAGGAAGTCTGTAGAATAATCAGCTGGATGTATAACAAGAGTTGTCATAAGCTTTCTATTTTATCTTTAATCTTTTTCATTACAGTCACTATGTTTATGAAATATTCATACATCTCTTTTTCTTCCATATGTTGAATATTATCTATTTCATCTCCCATATAGCCATAATCCCAAACTTCACCATCATTACCAGTTTTTTCTATGACATTCCATCTTATTTTTGGAAGATCTGCTAATATATTTTTAAGTTCTTGAACATCAGCATCTTTCATTTTAATTTACTTTTTGTGTACGCTATGTTATATAATTCTTCAAGAGTATCAAAAGATTTATCACCGCGAATTATTGTCATGTTTGGATTGTTAACGTTTATGTATCGGATATAACTGTTATTTTCTCGCTCATAACATTCTATTGAATCACGTCCTTTTTCAGTGTTATTCCATTGAACAAAATATCTTGGATTAGTCTTAACTATTAGTTTTACATCAGTTGTTTGGTCTATATATGCTTTATTACTGCCCATTTTTATAATTTAAGTGATAAACCTGTTTCTTCATTAACATATTCCAATGATGATACGATTTTTCTTTCAGCAAAATCATATACTAAATGATTCTGTATGATAACGATTGGGTTATGAGTTATTACAATCATATCAACAGAAAAATTATAAGATAAATTATTTATTATATTGATATACTTTGACATTGCAAATAAACTAAACCCTTTATCTACTTCATCAAATACTAACAAAGTCTTGTTAGGGATAAATTTGCCAGCATATTTTTTCAAAAACATATCAAGATATATTAATGCACCTTCTCCATGAGACTTATGCCTAGTTGCAAACCCTCCCGATTCTATATATGCCATAGCATCTACTGCAACCATCATATCTGATCCATTATCTTTTATAGCATCAAAATAGAATATTTTTTCATATTCATGTTCTACTTCTATATTGTGAGCAAGATCTTTTAAATCTCGCTTAATCATCATGTTTTCTTCACCATCATTCTTATATCCTCGAAGCGCTTGAAAAAGTGATGATTTACCACATCCATTTTTTCCTGCAATAAGTAATGGAAAAGTATCAAAATCATAAAATTCATCTTTTTTCAATCCACGAAAATCATTAGTTACAGTTATTTTCATGCTAGAATTCGTATTTATATGTTACTATTTTTATTCCCTTCTTTACAGCAGTTGTCATTTTTGATGTTTTTGATTCTAAATCATTGGTGACAAGATAATTACAGTTTTTATCTTTAAGATCACATTCTACTAATTTTCCTTTATAATGTTCAAGAAAATCAGACTTTGTGCCAAAACCTGCGGATGAAGGACTTCCAGTTAAACATACAAATATTGTGTTTGTAGTATCAGGTATAAATGGGCGATCCACTTTAATGCCAACTCCTTCAAGTTCTTTTACCATATATTTAATCCAATATGTTACCTCTGGTGTTTTCATACGTTCAACCAATGCCTTTTCAAGATTACCATAATCAAATGGTACTCCTGCATGTTCATTAGCCAATTGTATAGATAACGTCTTTCCTACATTAGTAAATCCGAGAGATTGAATAACCTTTGCATAAGGAATACTTGTTATGTTCTTAAATGCATCCAAAAATATTTCATGAGATCTTGATTTATAAGTGATACCATATTTTTCAATATCTACTGTATCTCCTTTGGTTCTTGCCCATACTATCAATTCAACAATATTCGAAAAATTTATTGCAAATGGAGCAATTGTTTTTCGACCTACTCGTTTAATTTTTAATACTTGTAATGAACTTGCTAAAATTTTAGCAATCCTACCCTGGCATTCTTCGTTGTTACACATTAAGTGAATACCATCAAATGTTAGTTTGGTATTACAATCAGGACAATTAGTAGGCAAACTAACTGGATTAGTACATCTTGTTATAACTGATTGGATTTCAGGTATAATATCCCCTGATTTTATAATACTAAATACTGCGCCTGGACCAATTCCGTTATTTACTAAAAATCCTGCATTATATCCGGAAGCTCTTTTTACAATAGTACCTGCTAACTTTACTGGTTGTAATAATACAACTGGTGCAAGTTCTCCAGTTTTTCCTACATTGTATTCTATTCCTAGATATGATGTAATAGCTTGTTCTGATATGAACTTAATTGCAATTGCCCATTCTGGATCATGATCATTTTCTCCTAATGCTGATCTATATTCTGGCCGAAAAGAAAGCACAACACCATCTAATTGGTATGGAAACTTATCTCTTAATTTTATCCAGTAATTAAGTTCATCTACATAATCTTCGCCTGCCATTTCTCGTTCATCTAGAATATAAAATCCATGTTGACATCCTAAATGAGAAATATATTTATCTCTTCTAACATTCTCACCATCTAATAAGAAATGTAAAGGTACTATAGTTAAATCTTTTAATACATCTTCATCAAACTCATCACCACCAAGAATACCGGCAACAAAATTACGAGGATTAGCAGAATCTAATGCATATTTTTCTTCAAATATATTTTTATCAATAACTACTTCACATCGAATTTCCATTTGCCCCATATCGCCTTCTTCAACGTCGCCGCCTGTTAAAAGATTTTTTGGAGCAATTAAACTAATCCTATCAGTTATATTTTTTCCAAGAGCTCCGTCACCTCTAGTAAGAGCTTGATAGAATACATTATTATTATAAATTAGATTTATAGCATTTCCATCAAACTTAGCTGATGAATACATAAGTTTTTGAGACGGTTTTGCATCAGCGTAGTCTAATTTATAATTAGATGTTTGATGTTCTTTTGCATAAAGAGTAGCCAGTCTTTTTGCATACCAAACGCCAAATTCACTGGCCATATTATTGCCCTCTTCAGTTTGAATCTTAGAAAGAGATAGCATTTTATTTGGATGGGCATAATCAAAATCTTTTCTTTTTGATCCTACTTGTTCCACAACTTTTGACCCATTTTCTTTTAATAATCTTTCAATGAAGTCAAATTCTGAATCTTCCATTAATTGCCTACCTTCGTAATATGCAATTTTCGCGTCGAGGTATTGTTTCTCTAAATCAGGAATATTTATCATAAAATATTGTTATATTTTTAATTAATTGTAAATATAATAAAAATTGTTCAAATAAAAAATTTGATTATGCAAATTTAATAACTTTTTTACGGTTGGTATAAAGGTTTCTGACCATTATCCCATGGGCTGGATGTCCATATCCACATAACTGTATCTCTATTAGTATCTTTTACTTCTATTAATCGTATGTCCCCATTAATAGCATCTTTTTGTCCTTCATAATATCCATACTCTATTAGTATTGTTCTTGATTTATTCTCTTGTTTGTCTTCATTTTTCACAATTATTGTCATTCCAAATAATATTAATATCAATGTAATAACAATAAATATGAAATTTTTTAATTTTGCCTTCATGATTTATATTTATTAATAATAGTTTCTCTATTAGAAAATCCTCTACTTCTTGGTGAAAGTACAGGAATTGGAGCGGATTGTGCAGCTTTAAATACCGATATACGACTTTTAGTAAATGTAAAATTTACTTCATTTATGAATTGTTCTTCATTATATTTTTCATAAATATCAGATGGAAAAAAGTCTTCAGTTAACTTTTTATTATGCCAATCATCTAATAACTGACGTTTAGTTTTTCTGTGTCTAATTACTTCTGCACATAGACCAGATTGAATATAATAATCAATTGGATCATATTTGCTATCAGGTAATTCAGCTGCTGGAATTATCTTTCCATTATATAATTCTTCAGGAATAACAAATTCAGTAAATCCCATATTAAAGAATCTTTTATTTATATGAATGCATAATTCATATAGTTCTAATTTAGTAAGATCTCCAATTGGAGAATGAACGCCGATTGATCCTATATCATGAAATGATGCCCATCCTAATACAATTTCCGTATGATTTCCACAAGCAACTATACCGGATTTAAATCTATGACATGCAGCCAACCCTTGTACAGTTCTTAATACTGCCTGCATAGTTGCCTGACCAGTTTTATTTAATTCACTCCCAAAATTTTCGGTATCTTTTCTATTAAGTACTTGATATATTTCTTCCAACTCATTTGTGAAAATTGATGTGCCAAAATTCTTATTAAGTTTATACACCATCGGTAAACTATCACTATTTAAAGAAGTTGGATTTGTTATAAATACACAATTCTCTTTTCCCATAGATAATATAGATAAAGCCATCACAATAGCACTATCAATACCACCACTAATATGAACCTGTGCATTCTTGATTCCTAACAAACTAAATAATTCTTTTTGTTCAAAACAGATTGCATCGATTATCTCGTCATATTTGTTCTTTTCAATTTGAATAGGTGTGCCGTTAATACGTGAAAAAACGGTAGATCTATATGTAATATTAATTGTATCTTCTTCAAATCTCTTTCCTTGGTGGGTCTTAACTCCATTAGCATTATATGCCATAGAAGATCCATCATATATAATTATATTCTTAACTATATCGCCGACACCAATTGAATTAACTTCAACTACTGGTACAGATAATTTTGATGAGATCTCATGAAATAGTTTTTCTCTTATAATTTGTTTGCCATAATAAAAATAAGATTGATTTATTGATATAAGTAATTCAGCTCCCATTTTTACCATTTCATTTGGTATATCTCTTGCATGATCTATGTACCACGAATCTTCACAAATTGGAACGCCAACTTTAATATTTTTACCAGATAAAACCAAATCAAATATTTTTGATTCATTACCGGGTTTAAAATATTTTCTATCTTCGTGATGATCTCCGTTTGCAAGTAATTGTTTGTCGTATCGTTGTATTTTATTTTGATTAATCACAGCAACACTATTCTTAAGATGTGGAAATCCGTCTAATTTCATACCATGATAGCTAACATAGCCAATTATTACAGCAATATTAGACGGTACCATTTCAACTACTTTATTTAAGCAAGCTTCTTGATCAAGTATAAAATCAATATTATCCCATAACGCGCCAACACAATATCCAGTGAATGCAGTTTCGGGAAAAACAATTATATCTGAATTATTTTTCAATGCGATATCTATTCGTTCTTTTATTTTATTGAAGTTTCCTTCTATATCGCCGCTTATAGTATTAATCTGATTTAAAGATATATTAATTTCGTCATTCATTTTTTTATATGAAGAATATGTTGTTTTTACACGAATTGATTCTCTAACATAGTAATCATATGCATCTTTTTCTTTAAATGTGAAATAATAAGAACTATCCCACAGATCTCCACAGCCTGACCCATATAATTCTTTTAAAAAGGATATTTTATCTTCTCTTATCTCAACTTCATAAGGATAATACTCATCTAAGATATATTTATGTGTTGGAGTCCATTTAGATTCGCCATCGTGTTTTGACTTACCTACATTTTTTTCTATTTGTATAACTTGTCTTTTATCTGGAGGTAAAACACCATCTTGAGATGATTTTACTACATATATTAGTGGATAATCATTCTCTTTGTTATACTTATTTTTATAATAAGCTTGTAATGATGGTGATAGATCATTCATTAGATCTTTTTTGGATATGATCTTAAAGTATTTTTCTTTTGGCCCATATCCATGATTTGTTCTTATCTCATATGGTTTGTATTGATCATTATGGTGAAGATCTTCTATAATATGTGGATCATTAGGAAACCCGCTCATATATCTTGCAAATTCAAAACGTTCGTGAATATATACATCGTCTTTACTGATTCCAGCACTTACTGGAAATGTTTCATCACCAACTTTCAAATCTTCGTTTGAAAGCGTGTATAGTATGTGTTGATATACGTGTGTTGTTTTCATATTTTATAAAAATGTTTGCATATAATCTTCAAGTGGTCTACCGTTCCATGCGTCTTGTACAAGCTCATCGTAATAAAAATCTATTGCACCTCGGATGGCTGAAGCATATTCAATACCTATAGACTCTGCGATAAAAGGAACTAGTTTATACGCTTCATTAATGGTTTTTGTCTTTATAATATTAGTTACTACTTTATTATAAATATCAACACCACTAATTTGATTCACATATTTTGCTTTCATATTCGTTTCCTTAATTAAAGTGTTTTAAACCCCAAATTTTAATATTCAGACATTACAGAGCGATTTATTATTCAACGATTATAGGAATACACCAATAAAAAATTGGCACCATCTGAATTCACTCTGTTATTTCTCTTAAATAATTATCGACCAATTTATACAATTCAGTAATTGCCATATTCAACCCATCTATTTGTCCTGATAATTGAAATTTCAAATTATCAAATTCAACATGGTTTTTTAACTGTAACTCTAGTACAGATCTTTTATCTGTTAAAGTTTTTATCAAATAATCAAGTTGTATCATTGATTTAATATTTATAATATCTAAAGAATTCGTCGTTTGTAAGTTCAGTTGCATCATCGTCTGCAGCTTTCTTAGCACGATCGAGTTGTTCTTGTAATATTTCTCTTTTTACTCCTTTAATATTTCTTTCTAATTCTTCAAATGAATCGGCAATTATTCCACCTGTGTATGCATCACAAATTTTAACAGTTCCAGCTGGTGTTCTAATAGAAAAGAAATCAAACTCATTAATAGTTCGTTCTTCAAATATATGAACATATGTACATATAACTTCATTCGTATTACCACCCATTACAAATGGTCGATAAGCACGAGTCCAAATCTTTTTAATTTTAACTTGTTTTGGAGTTTCTTGGAATATTGATATAGATGGAGCGTAAGTTCCTGCATTATCATTGAGCATATCAACTACCCTATTTAATAAAGCATATTCATTTTTATCCAACATTATATTAATAGTGGAACTGTCTTCTCCAGAGTTGCGAATTATGTATTTTTGTTTTTCCATTGTAAGAATGTATAATTAATAAATATTTAACGTAACATGTGAAACCTTTATCAACTTGTGCATAGAAAATTTACTTGAACGAAGTGAAAGCATATAAAAATACTTTAGTATTATAATATGAAAAAATATTCAATATGTGAAACCTTTTTATGTAATTTTTAAAAGCTGGGCTGCACGTTTACCTTCTCTTGTATTTGGATAATTTTTAGCTAAAAAATGCAGATTCATATAAAATTTTTCTAACTTTTTTTGGCGTTGTTTATTTAACCTATTAAATTCTCTCTCATTGATTTTTAACATTTTATCAAAAATATAAAGAGTATGATTTAATCTGGCAATATTATAATTTAAAGCAGGCCTGCTTATATTTTCTTTTAATGGATATAGTTTATTCATATTCTTTTATTTTAATTCTAAAACCTGAGAAATTTGGTTTATCACAATTTCTTTGATATCTTGTAATTCTCTTCTTGATATTGTGGGCTTTTCATTATAAATGTATTCATCTCTTTCTGATTTGTTATCAAACCAAAGCCATGATGTTTCGTAATTATGAATTAACTTGCTATTTATTTCATCTTTTATTTTCCATGTTTCTACATGGACTCCCCATTTTAATTCAATTGGTTGTGGATGCGATATTCTTTCTAATGAAAGCCATCTGCCAAGAGTAATATGATTATGATTAAATGATAAAATCCGTTTTCCTTTATCAGATGGTGCTACTTCAAATCCTATAGATTCTATGATAAATGGTATGTTATTTTCTCTACGATCTTTCTCATATAATCTATATATGACTTCATCGCCTACAGTAATAATAATGCCTGTTTTCTTGCATTTTATTGAATATATCTCATATACCAATTTATCATGATTTTCTGCCCAACTTATTAATGGATAGCCATTAAATGAAAATTCACCATCTGGCGTTTCATTTATGTTATAGATTTTATGAGAGTGAGTTGATATCATTTGGACTATTTCATAATCCCATACTTCTTTTATTAAAGTCCAAAATTCTGGAAAATTTTCCACTTCATTAGCATCAAGGTGTTTATACATTATATTCATGGAATCTGGCACATATCCATTTCCAAATCGAGTACTATTTATTATGGTACCTTTTTTCCATGAAGTAGGTATACCCGGATATGGTGTATTTAATTGATAAGTTTTTTTAATCATTTCATTTAAATTTATTGAATTTAAAATCAGGCAAATAAGAAAGAGAAACAGAATATTTTTTTGCTTCTTTATCATCACCCATTATAGGATATTCGTAAGTAAACACACTAAAATTATATGTGTTGGAATCTAAGGAATAATTAACTGATGTAATTATACCTTCTTTATTATTTCTACCGTCAGTAGAAAATTTTATTATAGGTCCATCTTTCACATATGTAAAAATTAGGCCAGATTCTGGGAGGTTTTTTGATGTAGAATACCATCCATTTTTATAATCATGACACCTAGGTATACGTTCAGATTGCATAGTATTTATACAATCTCTTAAAATTTCTTCGTCAAACTTATCCATATTAAATTTATTGATGTTAGTTTTATCCACCCATTAGACTTAATATATTTTTTAATTCATCCAATGTTCCGGCATTGTCACCAAAGCCTAATTTTGCCGTTTCAGATGCATCTATGTTAGCTAAATTAAATACTTTTTCGTTAACATGTATATTAAATGTATGTCCGGCTAATGTAGGTGGACATTCTATATATTTAATAACATTTTCAATATCGGTTTTGTATATGATACCATATGCAGAAACTGCATATTCATTTCCATTATCAATACGAAATCTAACATCGCCGAAATAAGCTTCTTTATAAGATATTGATTTTATTTCTTCAATATTTGCAATCCTGAAATGTTCGTATCCAAATGCTTTACCTATTACGTGTGTCCTGTTATTATTATTTAGTAATGAACAATCTGACTCTGCTTTATAAATTTTACCACATGTAAATGGATCATTTAGCGCTAATGAATTAACACTTTTATTAACACTTTTAATACATAATAGAAAATCTCCTTTTTTAAAGTGTAATTGTTTAAACGCTATAGATTCTTGCTCAGTAGCCATTCTAAAGAAAATAGTATAATTAGTACGATATTTTGTACCATCATAAATCATCTTGTTAAAATTCTCATGTCGTATGAATTGATTTACATCAAATAATAAAGTTCCACCCCGCATATTATCGACTCTTAACGTTATATCTTCATTCCAAACAGGATTATTGTCTAAATATGATCTTTTAACTTCAAATACTACAATATCTCCAATTGCAAATTTTTCATTATAAATAGGCTCCCATTTAGTTACAACTTCTGCAGGTAAAAATAAGTCTGAGTTAGATATATCTCCAGCTGATCCAAAATTCTTATTACCAGAACTTTTTATTGGATAATAAATTGATCCCGCTTTAACATCACCTAACCATAAATCATATGGTACTTTATAACCAATTATTTCTCTTTCCATAATTATAAAATTTTATTTTACAAATATATAAATATTTTTTAAAAATTTCCTATAATTTTAATAATAGTTTCAAAACTGCTATTAATCAGATCACCTCAGATCGCTTTAAATAAAATAAATAAGGTAACCTATATATTAAATAATAAAGTGATCTGAGGTGATCTGATTAAGTTTTAAATGGTACGACATATAATGTACGTAAACCTTCATCTATGCGTTTAGTTCCTATTTTTCCGAATAATCCATTGTAATTACCATTGTTTAACATAAATATTGCTCTAATTAAATCTGAATCAGTTTTGAATTTTATCTTAAAAAACAATTTGTCCGATTTAGTTTTAGATTCTACTTCGCTATAATTTAAATTTAAACTTAATAATATTTCTAATAATTCAGATTTAGTAATTGAATAATTATCTTTCATATATTAATTTAATCTAAACTTAGAATATTTAGAATTTGTATTACCTCATATGACGATAAATGTGTTAATGCTCCAAATATAAACAAACCATTTTTATCTTCAGCAATTTTTACTTTTTTTGTTTCTATTACTCCATCAATAATCCTATTATATGTTAAATAATAACTATCTATAATATAAGTTTCATATTTTCTGGCACCAAATTCATATCTACGCTCAGTGGCTTCATGAGAACAATTACCAAATAATGTTTGATATTTTAATATCGTATTTTTTATAGTAGATTGCCGTTGATCTTCCTTTAATTTAACAGATTGTTGTTTATTCCAATATTCATTTACTTTTAATACAAAAGATTTTATTAAATTGTCAATAGATATATATTTAGAATAACGTAAAATGTCAAACTCATATAATGGAGGCATAACATATTTAATATGCCCTCTTTCGATTTCTTTTTTTACTGCCGTAGTTTTATTTCTGTAAATAATAGAAATATTAGGCGAATCACAAATGGTAGCGTTTAATAAAAAATCTTCTCTTGTTGGAATATTATATGATAAACCATTTATATTCAGTGTATTTATTATTTTAACACATTCATGTATCCATGATTCATCGTAAGCGACTGCACAATATTGTGCAGTCTGTTCTGGAATTAATGCTAAATATGCATCAATATTTTGCGTATATTTTTGTAGAATATCATCTATATCTATATTCGCAAATTGCTGAATTTGATTAAATCCTTTTAACGCATAATGTACTTTTTTAGTATAATCAGACTCCTCATGATCAGTATAATTATATGATATTGATATACTACCTTTTACTTCACTTAATTGAAGATATACTGTTGTACGTATATCTTCATAATATATGCCATATCTGTTTTTTTCTGGCTCAAATTTAGATATAATATCAGGTTTTAATGTTAATTTCATATAATTATATTGATTAATATGTTTATTGTATTATTTTATTAATTAGATGTACTGGATCTCACAGGTTCCATTATTTGCCATCCGGTTAACCAAATTGGAATTATAAGTGTTTCTGAAAAAATAATAGACCACACCACATTTCCTACATTTACTTTATATACTACACCTGGAACTTTTGTATCTTGATAATCTGCCCAACCGTAAGGTTCAACTACAGTTTCTTTCCCGTCAACAATTAATGTTTTAGAATCTGCACAACTTGATAATAAAACAACAACTAACGATAATACTAATAGTAACTTTTTCATATTTGAAAATTTAATTTATTTAATTTCTGTTATACTCTTTGCTCCATAATATGCAACATTCATTGTATTTAAAAAATGTCTTTTTGCATCCAATTCAACATCTTCAATAATACCCTTTTTTACTTGTTCTAAATCTGCTCCTTTTTTTAATTCGTACACAATTTGAACATAAATAATGTAATCTTCAATACCATTTCCTCTATCTATTTCTCCAATTACTTTAAAATTTTTCTTCATCATTCATGGCATTACTTTACATACTATTCTCTAAGTATCTAAGACTTAGTTCGAACTTAATATTCTTATTATAATGATTAATTTCTTTTGGTGTTGCCATTCTTATGATATCTTCTTCTTGTACATGAAATTTTTCTAAACTATCATCCTGTATATCATATCCTGAACAATGATTAGGTAAATTTATAATTTGAACTACTGCGCCATATTTATAATGTTTATGATCACATTTTACATAAACATAATTATAGCACCTATATGTATCTGTCGGAATTGCAGGATAATTTAAATTCGATTTGTTTATCATAATCTTAAATTATTTTAAATGTTTTACTTTCCATTACAGGCCACCAATATTTACCATCATTATATCCTTCATCATTAGGAAATTTTGGTAAATAAAAATCTTTATCTTTTTCAATAAGTCTTGCTCGCATAGCTCTATGAAAAGTTTCATCATTTAACCACCACGGTAACACTGGCGTGGTTTTAATAATTAACTTTTCCATTGTAGTCTTTATTTTATGAACTTTTAGACAATGATCAAGAAATATATTATAATAGTTAGCTAATAATAATTCATATCCAACCCACATTTGGACTGCAGGATGATTTTTCCAACCTTGTGAAATCCAAGATTTAGTTTCTTTCCAACTATCAGGTACATCTTCATAATGAAGAATGCATAATATTTGTTTTGTTTCTACAACTTGTTTCCAACAACGTTTTTTATCAATAGATTTTGCGGATTCTAAAAAATTTGAGTATGGTAAAAATGTTTGAATAATCTTAAATTTTAAATGTTTATAAAAATCCTTGGGTCCTATGATTAATCATATAATTGACTTCTTCTTTGGTTAGTAGTCTGTAACCAAATTTATCATTATTTAAAATATCACATAATTCTTCAACTGTATCAGCTAAATCACAAAACCAACCATCAGTAAGAAAATTAGTCATTCCATATTTTTTAATTTTCTTAGACAATTGATAACCAAGCTTAAAAGAAACAGTTGCAGCAAAATCAACATTATTTCTTATGTCTTCAGATGTTGTAAGTTTTATAATAAAAAGACCAAAATTATAAAGTCTTAACATTTCCGGAGTAAATATGATTCTTTCCATTAATATGATAGTTTAATAAAATTTTAAAAAAAGAATCTATGACATCCACGTTCGATGTCAAAGTTGTATTATGGTTTTGGCCTTTTACGTCAGTCGCACGACATGTTATAGTCCCCCATAATAGAATTCTGTTCCCCTCCACTCCAAGCTACACTATGGCTGGCTTCTCATCCACCCAAATTTGACAAGTCCATTAGTCATCACTTTGGCTTTGGTAGCATTTATTCTTTTTACAACCTATGAAAATCTAAATCAGAAATTGACCAATATACATCATGATTATTAACATTTAGCTCCCACGTATCGTGTCGACTAAATAAGTCAAACAACCTGTATAATATGATGAAAAATCATTAGATTATTCATTAGATTCTACTGCAGCATTTTAAATAAATTTATGGCTCAACAAATTGATCCATTTGTTTTTTTGTATCTAGTACTTGAAATTTTCCACCACGATTATTAAACTTAACTCCAAATTCTTCTTGTATATACATAATTACATCTGCAAAATCCATCCCTTTAATTTTTTCAGGATCGCCGCATAAATCAGATATAACTTTACCAAATACAATCTGAACCTGATTATATGAATCTACATCGTAAACTCCAATATCCCCATCCTCATCTCGATATATAAATACTAGCATAACTTAATTTTTTATAGTGGGCCCGGAGGGATTTGAACCCCCGACCGTCTGGTTATGAGCCAGCTGCTACTTACCCCTGAGCTACGGGCCCTAATATTTTAATGTGAACGTTTGTTTCTTTATTTGATCAATTTCTTTTTTCTTTATGATAATAAGATTTGATAATGATTTCCATTTTTCTAAATCACGATCTCTTTGATAGCCTTTTACTTCGACATACTTATCAAGATCAATTAAATAAAAATCTGGAAAATATGAATGAACTTTATTATTCCATATATAAGGAAATGATTTTTTATTTCTTTCCCACTTAATAGAATTATTATCAAACCAATTAACTACTTCTAATTCCCACGAACTATCTAATGTTATTTCATTTGAATATTTTATTTTTTTACACCTTCCATTTACATTAGATGCTCGATAAGAATCAGGATATTTTAATACAGCTTTTCTCATTGATTCTGATAAATTTTTTCTTCTTTTATCCGACCATTTTTGAGATGATGTAGATTTTCCAATTTTTAACCTTGTTTCAACAGATATAATTGGGGTTGGTAATCCAAGATTCTTTGCATAAGTAAATTGATTTTCAGATGATCTTCCCCAAAAAGGATTTAATTTGCCATTTTTATCAAATTTTTCTATTTTATATGGGTTAAACCTACATTTTATCTCATGATTATTTAGTTTAGCTTTCGGAATAAACTCATTACAAAATTTACAATTCATTTTTATTTTATATATTCAGAGAATATATAAAATAATGGAGGTTATTGCTCTAACTTATTAAATTTAAAAGAACAATATGTTTATTTTGTTTTTTCGATATGTTCTCTATTATCAAGAATACATTTTACCATTACAAGATGTCCATAACTTTCATTCGACATCTGTTCGTATGCTTCTTCTTCCATTCTGAATTTTGCTCTTCTCTTTTCTGCTTCTTTTTCCAAATTAGATTGGAGTTTTTTCTCTCTGGTAAAAGCTTTCTTATAATAAGCTAACAACCTTTTTGTTGATAAAGATTCAGCTAATTCTTTATTTATACGTGTCATTATTCTGTTTATTAGGTTCTGTTTGAAAATCCAAAATTACTGTTTTTGGCAAATGCAAAAATTGTTGAGTTCTTGTCATAGAAGGGCATTTAAACGCTTGGACAACATTTGTACCCCACACCCAAAGAATTAATACAATAATTAGCCAATATCCAATTTCTTTAATTAATTTCCTTTCCTTTATCCAATTTTTCATAACTTGTTATATTTATTTCTTATACAAATATAATAATTAAAAATGAATTAATAAAATCTTTTATGCATTAGTTTTAAATAAGTTTCAAGAACTATAATAAACTAATGCATAAAATTAAACTAATTAGAAATATAAGGTTTGTAACTTTTAGGCAAAGGTTGAGTAGCACCAGATGGAAGTGTTCCTATATTACAAAATGACCAGTTAATCTTTGACATTTGACTATTGTATTCAGCAGCTAATCCATTATAACTCGACTTAACTCCAGCCAATTCAGCCATCCATATTGATAACTGTTCTCTGTCATCTCTTGCCCATTCAGAACGTTTTAAACCCGCATAAGACTCCATGAGAGATTTATTTTTTTCTTCATAAACTGCAATGTCTGCAATTTTTTTATCAAGCTGCGCACTAGCATCTTTAAACCATTCATATTTCTTTAGTAATGCGCTTGCTTTAGTTTGATTGTACAATGTGTCAGCTGCATTATTGCCATATCTACAATTTGTAAATATAAATGCTATGCTAATCAATAATATGATTAATTTTTTCATGCTAAAGAATTTCTAAATTTAAAACTATATTCTTAACTGCCAATGGCTGATCAGATATATGAAGCATTTCATTACCACCTTTATAGTGTTGATGATAAAATCCCTTTGAATCAAACCAATAGATATATTCTACTGATCCTCCGTACATTCCATCATCACCCATAACCTCGTTTGTTAAATATGATCTACCATTAATAATAACTTTATTATATGAAGAACTTATATCTGCTGATGCTTCACCTATCACAGTTAATGGAGTAAGCCGTTTTCCTGAAGATGTAACTTTTCCTTTTACGGTAGAATATAAGAGCACCTGTCCAGAATATTCAGAAATAACATATAAATGTTTAATAGATCCCGGTAAATTATCTCTATGAAGTCGTTCAGCATAATTTGCTTGTTCAACAGTATTTCCATCAACGTTGGTAACAACCGAAACATCCATCTTTTTTACACCTGAATTAGATACAGCATCACGAGGAATAGATTCTTCACATGAAGATAAGGAAAACACAACGAACAAAATTAATAATAAATTTTTCATGATTAAATTAATTAATGATTAATAATTAAATTTCTTATACAAATATAATAATTAAAAATGAATTAATAAAATCTTTTATAATAAAGTTATTAACTATTTTTAAAATGGTAATTTACCATCAATGTCGTTATAATATTCTACCATTTTTTCAATGTCAGTCTTCGTAAATGTACCCGAACCATATGTAACAGAGTTAACATATCTATTAGAATTATCGTCACTTTCATTCATAAGTTTCCGAATAGAATATATGATTTCTTTACTGATTTGTGCACATCCAAATTCTACATGAGTATCAAAAAATTCACCAGTATATCCATTTATAATTATAGATGGACAAGACGGCACAATTTCTGCCCATTTTCCGTCAGCATATAATATCCTATCATAAGCAGTATTACCATATTTAGCAAGTCCGTCAGTATCAAAATCTCTGCCTTCGTCAGTTAATGATGTTATTGCAACATCATGACCCTGTCTATTACCAATTACAAAATTATCATTAGTAACAATACATCTTTTAGATTTACTTGGATTATCAATATGTACAGGTAAAAAAATTGTGCCAACTGGATATCTCTTTTTAACTTCTACAAGAAGCTCATTATCCAAATATTGTTGAATTTCTGCTTCCGTTGGCTTTCTTATATCAAGACACCATGAATTATCAACAGAATAATATAATTTATCTATTGAATCAAGCTTTCCGATATATCCAATGAATGCTTTATTATTTGTAATTTCTTTAGTTACAACAACAATTTCGCCAAGTTCAAATTGAACATTTTCTTCTCTATAAACCGGTTCCCACTGTTCTACAATTTCTTTTGGCAAACAACACATTTCATTGTCATTAATAACAGAACTATTCTCATTTGCAGGAGAATAATAAGCACTAACAGGATAATAATTATCACTATTAACAACGTACATATACATTGTATCTTTTAATACTTTTCCACCAAACATATTAATAGGAGCCAAATAGCCTAAAATTATTTTCATAGAAGAATGTGTATTATTTAAAATATTTTTATCAAACTCAGCAAAACTTATTTCTACACCGTGATAAGAACTACCAAATGAAAGTCCTGGTCTAACCCCATTATATTTTGCATCTATAATAGATTCGTTAAGATCGTTATGAGAACTTATACTTTTCCAATAACGCGATAATTTATCATAACAATTATCTCCATTCAACATTTCACGATAATATGCTGCAACAATGTCGCATTCTTCAGATGACAATTTTTCAATATTAATGTACCATTTTTCTGGAAATGGATTTAATACAAGATTTTTAAAATCTTCCAAACTTATTTCAACAGAATTTTCATTGTGCCAGTCTGCGTATTCAGCAAAATCTGCATTACAAATATCTTCATGTGACGTAATACTAACGCCACGACTAGTATGAGATCTTAAATACTTCCATCCAGCTTGATTTCTGGCATAACAAGTACTGGCACATTTTTTGTCATAATACGGGCCTACTATAGCTATAGTATCAGAATTAAGAACTATATGCCATCTTTCAGGTAATTTATTCATACTTTATTATTTAATTATTTCAAAAACTTCAAAATTTCCAGTTTCAATTTCTATTTTATAAACACCTTGTTTGTAATCTTTATTATACTCGTTTTGTACAAATAAAAATTTATCTGACTTCAGTATACTTCCACCATATTTTAATATGATAGTATTTGTTTTAAGATTTCTAATAGTATTATCTACACCAAGTAAACAACCACCATATAAATAAGGATAGCTAGTCATTCGTTCAGCTTCATATACTACAATTCCATCTTTATTTACAACGCAATGAATGCCTGAACTAAACTCCCATTTTGGATCGGTTGATTTAGGTGGTTTACCAGTTCGTGACAATTTTTTCTTCGTATAAACAATAAGATCTATATAATCTCCCTTCCAATTTCCGCCTAATCCACCTTTTCTAAATATTTTATCGGATATTTTATTATCTTCTTTATACAAATAAGAGTAATTACTACGATTGTTATCTAAATCTTCTAGTGGAACTAAATAATAACCTTCACCTAATTTTTCCCATCCTTTTTCTTGAAATTTATCCAATTTTGGAGATGGAAACATATTATCCATCATTGATTGAATGATCTCAACATGGTTAGTACTCAAATTCAACGAGTTAGCAAAATATTTTAAATAATTCATTGTGTGTTGTTTAAAATTTTGAACAAACTAATCAAATGTTATATTGTAACAATTAATGAACATCACAATATTCCATTATAATTGATAATGCTTCTTCATAACTATCTGAGCTAAAACATTTTGAAGACATTTCTTTTGCTTCATAATATTGTCCTACATTTTTTAAAGCGCTTGACGCAATACTTATTAAACTAAATATATTGCCATCTTTACCAGATAATTTTACTTTTGGCTTATTTTTACCGTCCATGATATTAAAATTTTGATATGCAAATTTAATAATAAATAATGAAAATTTAAAATCTTTTAAAATAAATATTTATTAACTTATGATATTATAAGTGTTAATAAATATTTTTCTTCGTACTATCCAGACATCAGATTTATCTTCTCTGTTACGACAAATATAATCTCCTATTTCTGCTTTTTGAATATTAATTGTAACATCTTGTGATATTACTAATTCTTCTCCCCAATGACCCTTGATAAATAAATCTTTACCAACATAGCTTTTATCTATTTCAAAACATTCGACTGAATTATCTGGTTTTGGCTCACATATCATCCATCCGTCTTTATCAATATCGGTCACATTATATTTTTTAATGAGATTTTTAGGCATTTGTTGCCAAATATCGTTACTTTCTCCTATACAAATAACTGAACCGTCGCCAAGATTTTCCTTACCTTCAAGCGTATCAACTAAAAATTTACTCAATACACTTCTATCCACCATTATAGATAATAATGGTTTTGCTTTTATATTTTTTGTCTTTTTTGCTATCTGCCAATTAACAATTTCTTCAACATTAATTTGTTTCATTTGCTTAATTTAATAATTCTAATTTTTTTTGTAATTCACTTTGTGTTTTATCAGTCAAGATTAGTTTAAATGTTTCATTAGACATTCCATAGACTGGACAATCGTTTAACTTATTTTTATCAATTAAACATTTTGCGCGACTAACAAATTGAGATGACGCATCATCAGGATCATCAATAATTCGGGCTATACATTTTTTATCGTTAAGAAGACACTTACAATATTTATTACAATCACCTGATAAATGATAATCATAATTTTCATTTGTTAAAGCTGGACAAGTTTCTCCAATTACTGTATTTTTTACTTTTTTACTTTTCATTGTATTTAATCTATAAGTTTTAAAATTCCCACTATTACACAAATTCCTCCTAATATAGGAGCATCAACACAAAATAATGATATACCAGCTATAAATAATAATATTGCTGCACGTTCGTTATGACTTAATTTCATTTTTTATTTGGTTAAGATTGAATTTATTAACTTATGATATTATAATGTTTATTAAATTTTTCAAGAGTTTTAATTGCTGAACTACTTATATGTTCAAATTCTCTATCACAAAAAATAGATACAAGTTTTATAGAAGGATCAAAATCTTGTAAAAATCTATATTGATTTATTTCATACTGCAAATCAGTAGTATTTCTAAGTCCTCTAATTACAGTAACGTCATACCCTAATTTTTTAACGAAATCTGTAAGCAAACCATCATATATTTCTATTTGTCGATTTAGTAATATATCAGGCAATTTTTCTATACTGCCAGATTTATCAGGATTAATACCACGAGCTATAATAACTTTGTCAAATATTTTCTCAGCTTTTGTTAAAATATTTAAATGACCGATATGAAAAGGGTTAAATGAACCTGGATATACAGCAATATTCGGCTTTTGACGTTTTACTGCGCTAATATAAATTGGATTGACATTATATTTTTCAAGAAATTTTATTCTATTTTCTTGATAAACTGACCAATCGAGATATTGATATTCTTTTGCAATATTATTGGTATTTGTCATAAATGTATCAAAATCTGAATATAATCCCGACATATCAAGATCACATAGCAATGAAGAAAGCCTAGTAGATGGTACATGATCTTTAGTTTCCAATATAGCATGTTTAATAAATTCATTTGGTATTAATGAATAAAATAAATCTGCAGATCTTTCTTCATTATCAGTACGATGTGGATCATATATAATATCATGAAATAATATTGCTAGAAATAAATCATGACTAAGACAACCTCTATTTTTAGCCTTTTCTAATAAATCAATTATATGATTTAAATTATGATAAAATCTGTGAGGCTCATTATATCTAGACAATACCATATCTACAGGTATATTATATCTATTTAACATGTCAATAATTCTATATAACATAATTATTTAATTAAGACGATTAGATTTAACAAATTTAATACTTTTTATTATAGCTTTTTTTCTAGCTTTTTTATACGTAGAATACAAATTAAATTCTGAAAGTTTTTTTCCTTTTAATTCAATACCAATCCTTTTAACGGCATTATCTATAATCCCGTTATATAAATTTTCTTTTGTTGATATACTAACTTCATAAAAAACTTCATTAATATCTTTAGGCTGATTCATGTATGATGTAATTGCAATATGTACATCATATTTAACTCTAAACCAATCTATTACATCTTGCCAAAGTGGTGCCGAATAAACAATGTCAAATTCATTGCCTTCACCATCAACTTCATCAAAAAATTTATTAAAATTATATTCTATTATTGAATCCATTAAATCAAATTTAGTTAGACTATTACAAAATGTTGATAATGGTTCAATATTATATATGTCATCTAATTTTAAGGGATTTAATTGTAATGTATATCCATCTAATGATGATTTATACCATACAGCTATACACGGTTCAGTAAACCCCAAGTCTTTAAGCTCTACAGCAATTTTAAATGGTACAAACTTTTTTTCTATATCACTTTTCATTTATTTTATGTAAATTTTTGATGGAAAACATCCAAATACAAACTTTGTAACATCGCATAACCAAACAGCAAAATCAACATTTTTGCCTGTTAAATGATAGATACCCCCATCATATGCTTCTTCTAAAAAATTTAATAAATAGTCATATCCTTTAAATTCTTCTTCAGATAAGGTTAGAACGACTTCATTTTTTTCTTGTGCGATATAATCTAACATTGTATCCGCGCCCATGACCATTTCAAGATCTTCTTTACTTCCTTGCCATTCAGGTATCACAGCAAACCATCTATAATCATTTTCTCTAACAAATTTAAAACTTTTCATTTTATTTGCCATTTGAATGTAAGTACTGCATGTAAATATTCTTTTTGCAGAATAGAATCGTCTTTAAATAAAGATAACTGTTCAAGCATTCGTTGATAATATTTTCCACAATCAAAATATTCTTCAGCTGATAATTTTTCACAATTATAAACTTTATCAATAAGTGTTCTTGTATGATTATCGCCCTTTATGTGCGGGTGTTGACGATCAGCCAAATCATATAATAGATTTAATTCTTTTTCACCCATACTAAATGTTGCCATGCTAAATTTTTTTACTGGTATATAATATATGTAGTTTCACAAAAGTATTACAAATTTGTATATTCTATAGGTAACGCAGTACTGACAACCTATTATGATATCGAGCTTCTGCATCATACCATTCTCCATATGATATATGATCTTCATCATTAAATATAGAATTATTATAATTCTCCCAATTTGATTTTACTATCTTTTCAAATTCTTCATTAGAAAGTTCATTTATTTCTTTTTCAGATAATGTATCAAAGTTTTTCATTTTCTAATTGATTCTAGATATGTTAAACATAATTGTAATGATGTATCTTGTTCTAATATGTTAAGATCATCTATATAAAATGGCCAAAATCCGTTTTCACACCAAATAAATTCCTTTTTATTATGATCAATACATATGTAATCTTCATCTCCACCCGTACAATTTGGAACTTCTATGTAACCATCTCGTATAAGTTTAGTGACAAAATTTTTCCATACATTAGGTATTTTACTATACCACTCATTAAAACTTCCAATAAAGTCAAATTTTGATATAGTAACTATAGAAAATCTTTTTGATTTAGTAGTCTTTGTATTTAATTTACACATAGAATTTTTTATTATTTATATTTGATAAAATAACCATAGTTTTCATCAATTTCTAAGAATCCTACATATAAATTTGCATTCCAACTACAAAATGGACCAAAAAAAGATTGACCTATTTCATAAATCACTTCAACTTGGCTATTATGCCTTGACATATCTGATGGAAAAATATCATATTTGTCTTTATCATACAAATGGAAATCATTTGAAAATTTATAATTAGCATGAAACGAATACCAACAAAACTGATCTATAGTAAACAATGTTTTACTTTCAATTAAGTTTGAAATCATAATAGGCAATACAATATTTATGAATGGAATAGTTAGAATTTTTTTATTCTTTATCTTATTCCACCCTTTATTTAGATTAGCTGCACCTATCGCTAATCCACCAAATGCATTGTCTACATATTGTTTCATTTATCAATGTTTATTCATAATTTTCATCAAACTCTTTATTACAAGTTGACAATATAGATTTGAGCTCGTCTTCTTTTTGTTTTTCTATTTTAGCTTTGTTGTTTATATTTTCTATAATACTTTCGTATCTTTCACCAATTGTACTATTTGTATTTAATAATTCATCATGCATTAATCGTAATTTATCTTCATCACCAATAATAATATCAACAGTCGTTTTGTATTTCCACTCATATATATTTATTGGATATAACAATATATTAGTTAACCATTTAATTTTCTTATATTCTACCCATGATAGCTCCCATTTTTCTATTCTATATAGATGATCATAAAAACTACTATAATTATTAACTATTTTATAAATAGGATCAATTTTAGTTTCGTATATTTTATTCTTCTTTTTGTAAATGTTAATATGGTTTTTATTATCTATATAATGATATAACACCATAGTAAATATAGCTAAAATAAAATAAGCTAATATAGATAATAAAATACTAGCTGCATTCAATGTATAAATATCTTCATTACTCATAACTTAAGTTTTTATAATTAGTAATTTTCAGATAAATTAATATTAACAATGAGAATTAACCCATTTTACTGCTACATTTGTATCAAAATTTTGATTCAATCCATCTTTAGCTCTAATAAAATCACTGATGATAACTGCAAGTTCTTTTTTATCAAAATTTTGTTTATATTCTTTTACAATGATGTTATTAAAATCATCGGTTTTGATTACAATTCCACATCCATCTTGCATTCTATGATCTGACACAAATTTATTTTCACAATCTACACCAGTAAACTCTACTAATATAGAAGTTATAATATTATCCGAATTGTAAGATTCTATGTATTCAT